ACGGCCTCCTGCCGCCCCCCCCACCTCGACGACCTGCCAGCGGACCGTCTCGAGCTTTACTGGCTCAGGGGCGGGCAGCACCGGCAGCGGCGGCTGCTTGGCCTCCGTCGGCGGCTGCGGCTTGGGTGGATTGCTCGAGCAGGCGGAGAGCCCGATCAGAGCCGTCGTTAACGCGACGCTCGATAAGACCCGGCTTACGCTTGGCCAGCGCGCCGAGGTCGTGCTTGGACAGGACATCCTTCAGCTCCCTCGAGTATGCGCCAGCCTCACGCTGGGCGGTGGTAAGGTCCTCCAGGGCCTTGGCCTGGGCCTTGGCGGCCGAGTCCCACCTGTCGATGGACTTCTCGAACGCGTCGGCCCGGGCCTTCTCCCGGGAGACGTCCTCCTTCAGGGTCGCGACCTGCCCGGTGAGCTGGGCATTGGACTCGACCAGTCCAGAGTAATGGCGGTATGATAACGCGACGGCGGCCGTCACGGCAACCCCGATTGCGATGCCAACGTATGCTTTGAGGCCCAAGTTGAACATGCTCCCCTCCTTACGGGTAGATACTGGCGGGCAGCTCGAAGTGGGGCCCGTCCAGGAATGCCTTCTTGCCGGCGGCCTTGCGGCGCGCCACGTAGCCGGCGACCTCGTCGTCCATGTCGCCGGCGAGGTCGGCCAGCGTCTGGTCCCAGACCCCGCCCCAACGGATGGGCACCTGCAGCTCCATGCTCGCGCGGCGCACGGCGTCCGCCACCTTGTAGCAGAGGTTCCAGTCCCACCGCAGCTCGGCGTTGCCGTCCCCGTCGAAGTCAATCAGCGGCACCAGGTCGACCGCGTGGCCGAGGCCGTCGGCGCCCGGCAGGTGGCGGGAGTCCATCGTCTGGCTGGCGCCCGAGGCTACTAGCTTGGCCTGCCGGGCGCGCGTGCGCAGCCCCTCGTAGACCTGGAAGTCGACGGGCGTCACCTCGATGGCGCGCTCGACGACGCGGACTAGGTCGGGGTGGACGCCCGACAGGCTCTGGCGGGACTTGCTCCCGAGTGCGAAGGTGGTCATGGCTCATCCTCTACTTTTGCTGATGCCCCGGGGCCCGGGGCGGGCTTGCCAGGCCTCGCCGCCGCAGCGGCGGCAGGGCCCTTGATCTTTGCTATGCTGACGTCCTCCCAGGTCGCGCCGAACACGTACGAGCCGACGATGCCGATGAGCGTCAGGAACGCCATCGTCACGGCGGTGTCGGCCGGCCCGGTCGTCAGGCCCTTCCAGAGCACGTAGGCGATGACCCACATGCAGAAGGCTGTCACGGCGAACATGAACCGGCGGCGTATGCGCCAGCTCGACTGCCCGCCGGGGTTGCGCTGCTTCTCGTCCATCAGCTCGTCTTCTCCATGCGCTTGTTCTCGCTCGTGCCCCAGGAGAGGCCCGTCTCGAACCATACCGGGACCCAGTTCACGCCGTCGGCGCTGGCCTCCACCTCGATGTCGGTCGGCATCTTGGTGTTGTCCCCGGTCGGGTTCCGGAGCTCCACCGCTGTCACGTCGACAGCCGAGGCGAAGTCGTATGCCACCCAGGCCGTGCCCGCCGTCACGTTCGCGGCGGTAGCGGTCCAGAAGGTCGCCGGGTCGTTGTCGTCCACGCTCGCGAGGCCCGTGCCGGCTCCCTGCGACTTGGTGTAGGTCGTGTGCTTTGTCGCCCCGTTGAAGAACGCCAGCTCGGCAAAGGTCACGTCCGCCGCCGCAGCCGTCGCCCGGACGCGCCAGTAGCGGCGCGTGCCCGAGTTGTAGTTGCGGATCGTGGACTTGGTCCAGGTCGTACCGTTGGAAGTGTACCACGGCTCGTTCGCACCGCCAGCCGCCGTAGGCCGCGACCCCACGACGTTGGTGCCATTGGCGCGCAGCGCGGTCGGGTAGTTTGCCATCGCCGTGCGCGCCCACGTGGCTCCGTCGTCGTTGCTCACGTTCAGCCCGCCGGGCCCTGTCGCCACGTAGCCGGTGGCGCCGAAGGCCTCGACCTCCTGGAAGTCGTTGCCGGTGGACGCGCCGCTGACCATCGCCACCTCGCTGACCAGGGTGAAGTTCAGCCCGTCGGTCGAGCGCAGCACGAGCTCCTTCATGTTGCCGTCGCCCACGTTGCGCCGGCCCATCGCGGTGATGACGAAGCTCGTCGCGCTGCGCGCCGCCACGCCGTAGGGGCGGAAGAACTGCCAGCCGCCGGTCACGGAGGCCGGGTAGTCGTAGAAGCCTGTCCCGGGGCAGATGGACCAGGTCAGCAGGTTCGTCGAGCGCATCAGCATGACACTGTCGGCCTGGAACTGCGACCCCTTGCCGCTGTGGAAGGCGTACCAGTAGGAGCCGACCTTGAAGAGCTCCATCCACATGCCGGTGTACCAGGTCCAGCCGCTGCCGACGCTCGGGAGCGTCAGCGCGCCGAGGCTGCTCCAGGTCAGGCCGTCGGTGGAGGACTGGGCCGTCTTGTCGTCCATGATCCGCACGAAGCGGGAGTTGGAGGCGTCCCAGGCCATGCAGAGCGGCTTGGCGCCGGTGATGCTCGACGTCGTCCACGGGCGAGGCGGGTGGGAGCGGGCGAAGTCGGCCACCTGCGAGTTGTACCAGGGGGCTGACGACCCGACCGAGGCGTAATACTTCGGGAAGGACGCGTAGCGGCTGGTGCCCCTGGCCATGCCGGGCTTCTGGCGGCTGAACATGTTGGCGCCGTCCATTGTGCCCATGTACTCGAACGTCACGCCGCCGTCGGTCGACCCGTAGAAGCGGGTGACCGGCGTCTGGCTCGCCGTCGGGCCTACGTAGGCCTGGCTCGCCGCCAGGAAGCGTGCGCCGTCGTACAGGTAGTTCTCCATCGCGACCGAGGAGCCGAAGCCGGGGCCGATCGGCTGCCCGTTCTCGTCCACGCGCACGAACTCGTCGTACTGGCGGAGCAGCGACTCCACGCCGGCGCGGACCGAGTAGACCTCCGCCCGCACGTTCGCGACGCCGCCCAGGTCCAGGGTGGTGAAGGTCGCCGAGGTGCCGGTCAGGCCGCTGAGCGTCTTGAGCACCGCGCTCGTGCTGGAGTTCAGCACCCGGGCGACGTAGGTGACCCCCGGCTCGGGGCCGACGCTCGCCGCGTTCTGGTCGACGAGGGTCTGCGCCGTCTGCTGGATGCGGTCGCGGTGCGCCCAGGTGAGGGACACGCCGTCGTAGCCGCTGACCTGCGCCGGGTAGGGGTTGCCGTTCACGCGGAACAGGCCCGGCGGGTACGGGCGCCACTGGCGGCCGGCCGTGGCGTTGACCGCCAGGGTGTCGGTCGCGCCGGAGCCGAGGGCCAGGGTGCCCTGCCCGGTGGTGGTCAGCATGCGCACGCTGACCGACTCGCCGAGGGCGTACTCGTTTGGCAGCTCGACGACCGAGGGGTTGTCGCCGCTGCCGAGGAAGATGACCCGGGTGTTGGACGCGATGGGCACGGGCACGGTGTCCAGCATGCCGCGCTTCACGGTCAGCAGGGTGTCGGTGATGGACACGACCTGGACCATCTCGCGGGTGCTGATCGCGCCCACGCCTATCGCGGCGACGTCGCCGACCTGCACCAGGTCGAGGTCGAGCCCGCCGGTGATGGCGAGCGCGGTGTCGGCCTGGCCGTAGGCGGCCGAGATGACCGCCGTCGGGCAGAAGTTCGCGACGGCCTGCTGCTGGTAGCCCGCGCCCTCGTCCACGTAGACCTGCGCGCTGTAGGCCGAGCCGCCGGGGTTGGTGCCGCCGACCATCATGTAGGACGCGGTCTGCGGCAGGGCCTGCGCCCCGGAGTCGCCGAGCGTGCGGGCGATCAGGTAGTAGGGCACCTCGGTCAGCAGGCGGAACGGCACGGGCACGGGGGCGCCGATGGGGTTGGTCCACTCGCTCGGCGGCGGCGGCGAGTAGATCGCGCTCGACAGGGCGAACACGTCCTCCACGACGGACAGCTTGATGAGGTTGCTCGTCAGCTCGCCGAGCTCGATGTTGGTCACCCGGAAGACCACCTGCGAGATGCCGTACTCGGCCCACGCGAAGCGGAACACGTCGCCGATGTTCAGGCTGGCTGCCTTGCGCGTGACGTACAGGGTGGCGGACGCGAGCGGGGTCGACAGGGCCTTCAGGTCGCGGGCCGCCGCCTTGGTGGCGATGGTGCCGTTGGTGAAGCCTGGGTACTGTGAGGTCGTGCCGACGGTGGCGCCCTGGCTCGCTGCCAGCGCAATGTCCTGCACGGTCACCGAGTTGTTCTTGCCGGTCGACTTGTCCCAGTAGACGACGCTCACCTGGTTGGTGAGCTCGGCCACGGTCGAGCGCTTGAAGTCCGTCACGCGCTCCACGACCGACTCGTCGAGCAGGAGCAGGGACGGGATGTCGTAGCCGCCGCGCGCCAGTTTGAGCACGAACTTGCCCGTGGCCCGGTCGGTGTACAGGGACCCGTCGATGTGGCGCAGCACAATCGCCAGGAAGTCGGACAGCTGCTGCTGCTTGTCCCAGAGGATGGACATGCCCATGCCCTCGGAGTAGAGCGTGTCGGCGGCAGCCGTGAAGGAGGCGTTGTCGACGTCGGCCTCGGGGTAGCCCATGCCCCAGTCGGGGTCCGTCAGGACCTCGCGCAGGATGTGCGCCGGATTCATGTCGCCGCCGACGTCCGCCTTGGCCGCGTACCACTGCGCGATGCCGTCCTGGCGGACCAGGATGCGGGTCGCGCGGATCGCCCACCGCTTCAGGTAGGGGTTGTTGCCCAGGTAGCACTGCCGGAACACGAGGCCAAGCACCCGGCGGAAGGCCGGGATGGACGACCCGAGCTGGCTCTGCAGGTAGGCGTTGCGGCCCTGCGTCGTGGTACCCATCTCGATGTCGATCGTGCCGGACACGCCGCCCTCGCGCTCGTCGCCGCCGAACAGCTGCGGGGCGTTCACGCTGACCGCGCCGCCCGTGCTGGTGCCGCTCCACGCGACCTTGCCGTCTACGCTGAACCGGGTGACCTTGTCCACCGGCCCGTGGCACATGATGGCGTGCATGCCGAGGTAGTACTTGTACCCTACGGTCTGCGCCTTGCTACTTCCGCCCATTGCGAGCCTCCTCGATTGCTGCGAGGGCCATGCCGTCGCCGGTGGCCCTCAGTTCGTCCTCTCCGATGCCGTCACGGAGGAAGGCGCCGTAGTCCATGTTCCGCCGCGCGAAGAAGGCGCGAACGCCGCCGGAGCAGTAGCCCAGGCGGCGCAGGTCCTCCATCCGCACGACGACCTTGTCGTCCGTCTCTACCGTCACTTCTTGCCGCCCTTCTTCTTGATCGGCACGGCGCGGAAGTGCCCGTACCACACGATGTTGGGGCCCTCGAGGTCCCGCTCCCCGAACAGGACCGGAATCTCTCGCCCGACCTCGGCGGTCGGCGCCGTCACGTCGCCCAGGCCCGCCGGCTTGGCGTTCTCGGGCTTCGGCATCATCGAGTAGCTGACGACGAGCGCGACGATGAATACTACTATGTACCACCACATTGGGAACCTCCTAGACGATCGAGCTGCCGTCGAACGGGTTCCTGGACGGAATCCAGGGGAATCCCCCGAAGTTGTCCAGGTTGTTGAACTTGGCCTCGCAGGTCGTCCGCAGGTGGTCGCAGCCCGGGTAGAGCTTGACCGTCTGCCCGGTGGCCAGGCTCGCGAGCGGCCTGGACAGGGTGACGACGCCGGACGCGTGGCCGACTATGAAGCGGGACGAGTTGTCGGGGGCGACGAGGATGCCGCCGGTGAACCAGCCGTCCGCGTAGATGCCCGCGACGCCGGCAACCTCGACGTTGAGCCCGCCCGTCAGGGTCAGCACGGTGTTCTCGTGCTTGTACAGCTCGCGGTTGACGCCGCAGCCGCGGGCGTAGAGGACGTGGCGGCAGCCGTACTCGAACTTCGCCCGCAGGCCGGGGCGGCGGATGGACGTGTAGACCGGCTCGCACTCGAGCTCGACCTGCGAGTCCGTCGCCTTGGCGGAGAGCACGCGGCCCTTCCAGTAGACGACGTACTCGCCGTCCGGGTCGCCCCAGTGCCCGCGCAGGATGGTGACCGTCGTTATCTCCTCGGGCGCGAAGCCGAGGAACTGCGAGGCGAACTCGTCGTCCCGCGGGAAGGTCAGCTTCATCCCGTTCTTGAAGATGTCGGTCGACTGCTTGACGCGGTCGCGCTTGATGGGGCTCGGCTTGTAGGTCTGCCCCAGGCGCACGATCTGGTCGGCGCCGCTGATGTAGTTCCAGCGCGAGAGGCCCTGGACGAACTCGTAGAGCTCGACCGGGGTCCCCTGCTGGACCGAGTTCTCGTAGGTGGCGTAGGTCACGCTCAGTCTCCCTCAGGGACCTCGACCACGGCCACGGCGCAGCTGGCGCGCCCCGCGTAGTCGTGGTTGATGTCTGCGTTGTCGGTGTCCAGCCGGACGTGCTTCATGAAGCACACCAGGTCGATGTCGGTTACGTTGAACGCGACGCCGAACGAGCCCGACATGGCGAGCACCTCGTTGCCGCTCGGGTCGGTCGCGGCCGAGAGTACACGGTTGAAGAGGCGGGTGCCGCTATTCAGCTGGACCATGATGTCAGTGATACCATAATATAATGGGTAGCCGATCGGGCGAACCGTTATGCTGGTGGCGGCGCTGCCCACGTTCTCCAGCAGCACAAGGTCGCGGTTCCAGCCCGGCAGCCAGAAGGTGCGCTGCTTGCCGCGGCGGGCGTGGAGCCACTTCCGCATGCGCCACACCTCGACGCGGTTCTGCGGGTCCATGCTGAGCACCTCGGTGCGGTCCGGGTACGCGCGCTCCTGGTCGATGGTGACCGGGCCGGACCCGTTGTCGAAGACGTCGACCGCGCGGACAATCTTCTCGGACATGTCCGAGAGGACGACGGAGCGGTCCGTCATCACGTCCTTGCCGCGGTATTGCGGGAACCCGACGCTCGCGCCGAGGTCCACGTTGTTGTTCACCAGGAACGCCAGGCGGGCCCGGGTGACGGTGTGCGCCATGCGGCTGAACTCGGTGCCCTGGAGCGTCCTGGCGAACCGGAGGGGCATCACGAAGGCGTTCGAGTACGACCGGTCGAGCGGCAGCTTGAGCGTCACGCCGCCGGCCGTCAAGGTCGTGGTCTCGGCTGCCACGAACTTTTCGTCGCTCTCCCACACCAGCACGATGTCATTGGCGCGGTAGTCGGCGTTGGTCGTGTCGAACGCGATGGACGTGATGCCAGCCGACAGGTTGCCGACGCGGGTGGACTCGGACCAGATGGGCGCGCCGTAGACGCGGTGCGCCCACTGGGTGCTGATGGCCTTAGCCCGCGAGTACTGCTGCTGGTCGAGCTGGAAGTCGTACTGCAGGGTCTGGCGCGGCGCGGCGCGCAGGGCGAGGCGCTGCTCGGCCGAGTAGGCCTGCATGACGTCCGTCAGCCACTGGAGCTGCTCGCGGAACTTGGTCTGCGGCACGAAGGGCCAGACTACGACGCGGCGGCCCGTGATGCGCAGCGCAGGCGTCTCGCCCGGGAAGTGGAACTCGTACTCCCCGTCGATGACCGGAGCGCCGTTCGTCGAGATGGACAGGACGTAGATGCGCGACTCCAGCGCCTTGAAGGTCGTCGGCGCGGGGGCGGGCTCGGCCAGGTCGATGCCGTCGAGGCCCACGTCCGTGATGCTGGAGAGCAGCTTGCCGACGAAGTGGGCGTTCCACACCTCCACCTGGCGCGTCTGGCTCGACAGCAGGTTGCCCAGGTCGATGACGCCCGGGCGTACGTGGACGCGGTAGTAGTAGTCGTCCAGAAAGGTCGGCATGCGCCATGACTGCACGGCGGCGCGCGGCTCGAGGTCGATCGGCAGGTTGTTGGCCACCGTGACCGCGCCGCGAGCGATGTCAGTGCGCGTGGGGTGATTCCCGCCGGGTGGTGACAGGTCCTCGTAATGGGGCTCGTCCCACCCAGGGGCCTCCTGAGCTGCGGGCTTCTTGCGCTCGATGAAGTCGACGAGCCCAAGGGTGGTTATGACCGCCATTTAGACCACCTTCTTGTAGGCGATGCCGCGCATGAAGCTGCGGCCGTTCTTCTGGTACCAGGGGAAGACCTTCCAGGTGTCTGAGCCGAGCGTGAACTCGTCGCCTGGCAGGTAGTTGGTCATGTTCATGTAGCGGATGCCAGGCACGATGCCAACGGGGTGCAGGTACTCGTTCGCGCGGTTCACAGCGACGACGTTAGGGGTGAGAATGCCAACACCGTTCATAGGGTTCGGCGAGGAGTCCCGCAGAATCTTATCGTGTACGCCGCCGCCCTGGCAAGCCTGGGTCATACCCGCCGCGGCAGCGCCGCCTGAGACGCCGCTATACCCGGACCCGCACCAGTTGTCGAAAGAGTCGAAGGCAGCGCGCACAAAGGAGCCGGCGTTCAGCGCGTTAGAGCTGTAGTAATCCGCCGCGCGGAATGGCACCTCCTCAAGGGAGTACGCGCCGTTGTCAATCTCGCTCCCTAGCCACGTGCTGGTAGCCGTGGAGTTTGTTACGCCCGCGTTCGACCCGGTCGAGTAGAAGAACCGCCCGCCACCAGGCGTGGAGCCGTTGAACAGGTCCAGGGACCCGAAGCCCATGCGCTGGTAGACGCCAGTAGTTACCTCCACCTCCAGGTAGACGGTCTTGCTGTCCGGGGCAAACAGGTAGTATGACGGGAATGGGCCGAAGCTCGTGACGAAGGGCATGTACCCGTGCCCCTGGTCCTGGCCGGCCGTGCCGCCGAAACGAACGGGGTAACCGACCTGGCGGTCCCACGCGTTGCCAGAGGCAAATGCGTCAGAGCCATTGATCGCGATACCATACTTGGTCGTGTAGTTCGACCCGTTGATAAAGGCAGTTTCGTTGGCGTAGGACCGCATGTTGAAGTAGGCGCTGCCCTTAGAGAGGCATAGCTCGCGGCCGGAGCCGACGGTCGCCCACCGGTTCTGCGTCCAGCCCTGCGCCACTGCGAAGATGCGCAGCTTGTCCAGCAGGTCATTCGGCCCCGTGGAGGTGCCGGTCTCGTAGGCCATGTCTGTTTCTCCTGTTCAGTCGAGCGCCATAGCCCAATACTCGTGCACCTCGGTGCGCGAGACGTTCTGGAAGATGACGTAGTTTACGCTATTGTAGGTGGTGGTGTTCTCAGAGGCGTTAGAGAAGCCGCTGATCGCAAGGCAACCGTCCAGCTCGCCGAACACAACTGGCGCTGGCAGGCGCTGGTGCAGCACGAGCGGTTGCAGTACGTACCCGCCGCCTAGCACCTCGCGGTAGTCGCGACGACGCGAGATCGTGCTCGGGGTCGTGCGGACCGTGGTGGGCCAGACGCCGGCACGGCAGCCCGCCAGGGTGAACGGGTAGCTCAGCCCCTGCGTCATCTCGCGAAGCGCGTTCGCACCGCCCGTGTCGTAGCGCTGCGCAAAGCTCTGCCAGGTGCCGTCGGGCGTCCGCAGGTACATCGTGGCATCCTGCTGTGTCGTGCTCTGCGGGTCTCCTGAGCAGCCGGGGATCGGGAAGACGCTGTGCCGGTAGTGGTTGTAGGAGTAGCGCCACGTGGTCGCGCGGTCTGAGTCCTGTGGGATAAGGGAGCCGCCGACGGCCAGCGGGTACGGGTACTGCGACGGGGTCGCGTAGGGCAGGATGAACCCCAGGTACCCGCCCTCGAAGTTGGTGGAGACCTTGACGCCGAAGACGAAGCAGCGGCCTGTCGCGCGGAACCAGTACGGCATGGACGCGTTCCAGCACGGCACCATTGGTACCATGAAGTTCGGCGTGGTGTTGTACGCGGGAATGGCCCCAGGCTGCTTGAACCAGCTCATCTCATTAGGGTCGTAGCCCGTGTAGCCGTTCAGGAACAGGTTGTACCAACCGTTTGCCGCGTCGTACTCAGCGCGGATGCCAGTGTAGATGGCGTCCGTCCCGGACGTGCCAGTGGCCTTCAGGATGGCCTCGCTGCCGAAGTGGTTGGCTACTGTGCCGTCGGACTGCAGCAGCATCAGGGACTGCCACGTGACGTTGCCGTATGCGGTGTTGTCCTGGCGGCTATCAATGATGATGCGCCAGTACAGGTGCGAGCCCGGGGTGCCGGGCACGGCCCAGTCCTTCTGCTCCTGTGCCATGTAAGTCGGGCTGGAGTTGACCGTGAGGGCGGTGGTCCAGGCCGAGTTGTCGTCTGAGTACTGGAGCCTGAAGTTGCGGATGGTCTGCGTGAGACCGCCGGTTCCTGGTGCGACGATGCGCACCGTCGCGACTGCGCGGGCCTGGCGCAGGGTAATGGTAACCTGGCTCGTGCCGGCGACGTAGCTCGTGCCGCTGAAGTAGCCGGTCGTCGAGGTCGGGTCGTTCATGCCGATGGACCGCGGCTCATAGCGGAAGGTGTGCAGGATGCGTCGCGTGTTGTAAGTCGCACTCTCCACCAAGTCGGTGGAGATGCTGGCTGTGTTGTCACGGAACTGGCGGAGCACCTGCCACTGCTGGCTCGCGGTGACGAGCGCGGCGTTGGTGGTCAGGAAGCTCACGATCTTCCCGAACAGGTCCTCCAGGTTGGACGCGGTGCCTACCTCGTTTGCCATGTCTTCTCTCCTATCAGTACCCCAGCGACTGCTGGTTGCGCTGCACCACGTTCATGATGAGCTTCTCTCCCTCGTCCGTCCCCAGGTAGTCGCCCACCAGGCTCGGGTCGAGGACGTTGATGTTCCGCACGTTCACCTGCGCCGGCGCAGCCGCGGGCTGTCCGCCGCCGTCCGGGTAGGAGCGGCTCGACAGCTCGCGCCCGCGCACCGACGCCGGGCCCCTCACTAGCTCCGGCCCGTACTCGCCGACGATCCCGATCTTGCCCGCGGGAATCTGGCCGCCCTGGTCGTAGGCGCCCGAGAACTGCGAGCCGTTGATCTGGGACACGATCGACGCGCCGGTGGCCGCGACCCGCGCCATCTCCGCCAGGTTCGCCGGGAAGCCCAGCTCCTGGGCCTTGGCGAGGCCGGTCGAGATGGACATGGCGGCCTGGGCGACGCTGAATGCCTTGCTCACGGCGAATAGTACCCTGTAAGCCTTCGACTGCTCGCCAGCATAGCCCTTGGCCAGTCCCGCCAGGCCATCGAACAGGGTCGCCGCGCCCTGCAGCTGGGTCTGGATGCGCTGCGTCTCCATGGCGGCCTGCTCGTCGGTGAACTGCTGCTGCAGCCGACGCAGGAGGTCCTGCCGCTCGGTCTCGGTCACCGCCTCGCTCTCGAGGATGAGCTGCTTCTTGCGCTCGTACGACTGGCGCAGCGACTCCTCCTCGGTCAGCAGGGAGTTGTAGAGGCTGTCCCTCTCGGCCTGCCGCTGCTTCTCGATGTCGGCCAGCGCCTTGGTCCGGTCCTCGGCCGTCCGCGCCTCCAGGTCGGCGCGCAGCTGGGAGCCCTCCTCCGTGTTCTGGCGGATAATCTCCATCCGCTTGTCGTAGGACTCCTGGATGACCTCCTCCTGGGTGCGCAGCGACGAGCGCAGGCCCTCGAGCTCGGCGCCGCGCTCCTCCTCCAGCTTCTTCAGCTGCTCGGCCCGGTCGGCGTCGAGGCGCTTCATCAGGTCGGCGCGCTGCTCGCTGCCCGCCTTGGTGTTCGCCTCGATGATGGCCTTGCGCTTCTCGTAGGAGGCCGCGATGGTCTCCTCCTCGGTGCGCAGGGACTCCTTCAGGGACTCGAACTCGCGCTCCTGCTGCTTGCGCTTCTGCTCGGCGGCCTTGAGCGCCGCCTTGTCGACCGTGTCGCTGGTCTTCGCCGCGCCCCCGCCCTTGAACCCAGCAAGCCGGTCCACGCCAGCGTTCGCCTTCTTCTTGGCCTCGTTGGCTGCGTCGTACTCGGCGCGCAGGCGGGCCGCCGCGGCGACCTGGTCGTCGCTGGCCTTGACGGACGCGTCGCGCTCGCGCAGGGCCGCGTCGAGGCTGTCCAGCCGCGCGGACTGGATGGCCTTCAGCCGGTTCTCGAGCCGCTGGCCGACGCCGGCGACCGTGTCGTCGTTGAAGATGGCCGCCACGCCGTCCTTGAAGGCGCCGGCGTAGGCCATGACGCGGTCGAGGCCGGCGGCGACCTCCACCGTCATGATCTGGATGAACGCCCGCACGTTGGACGGGAAGTTCTTGAAGGCGCCGATGAGGAAGTCCACGGCGCTCTTGCCCTCGTCCTCCCACTCGCCGAAGCTCTCCTTTAGGAACTTGGTCACGATGTCGACCGTGCGCTCGATGTCGTTGCCCCAGGTGTCGAACTGCACCGTGATGGACTTCAGGTAGGCCTCGAGCTCGCCGGACGCGAGCATGTCGTTCAGCTCCTGGAGCGCGTCCGTCGCGAGCCGCACGGCCGCCTCGATCGCGTCGCCGACCCCGCTCTGGGACACGTTCCGGAACAGGGCGTCCCAGGTGTCGCCCAGGTTGGCGATGGCGCCGTCGAGAGTGTCCATGCGGCGCTCCATGGCGCCGGCGAACTGGTTCTCGCCCAGGCTGGTGAGGTATTGCTCAATCTCGGCCGCGTTGTTCCCGATGGTCGTCTTGACCCCCTGGAACGTGAAGGTGACCTTGTCGCCCTCCTGCTTGGCCTTGATGCCGAACTCCTTCAAGCGCTCAAACTCTCCCGTGGCGGCGTCGGCCACGGCTTCGATCATCTGGTTGAGGTCCTTGCCCATCGCACTGGCGGTGTTGCCGTACGACATGAGGGCGCGCTCGCTCGGCGTCAGGCCGAGGTTGACCAGCTTGGTGAAGCCCTCGACCGCCTGGTTGAGGCTGTAGGGGGTCTTGGTGGCGAACTCCTGCAGGGCGTCGAACGCGACGGCGGCCTTCTCGCTCGACCCGGTCGCGGTGACCAGGCCGGCGTTGAGGACGTCGAACTCGCGCTGGACGCTGACCAGCTTGGAGAGGGCCGCGCCGGCGGACACGACGGCGGTGAGGGGCCCCAGCAGCTTCCCGAAGGCGCCGCTGAGGCCGGAGGTGGCGCGCTCGGCCGAGGCGCCGGAGGACGAGAGCCCCTTCAGGCGCCGGTCAGCTTCCGACACCTGCAGGGACTCCACGCGAATTGCTAGGCTAGCTACGTCGGTTGCCATGCTGCACCTTCCAGAAAATGCGGTCGAGGGACTTTATCAGCTCGGCCTCCCAGCCCTGCAGACGCTTCCCCGTCATGCTGGACCACGACTGCAGCTCGGTGTACGTCAGCGGCTCACCCGCGAAGACCTCCCTGAACCACTCCCACACATACCGGAGCTCCTCGGGGAGCTCCGGCGCGTTCTCGAGCTGAGGCGGCTTCCGCTTCAGCGTCTTCCACACCTGCATGAGGGAAGCACGCAGGGTCTGCTTCGAGCCCTTCGGGACTAGGTCGAGCCGGAACTCGTGCTCGGCGTAGGCTGCGAGCTGCTCGACCGCCCCACGAAAAAAAGCGCCCGCTTGCTGGCAGCCATGTCGATGGCGTCCATGATCTGCGGGGCCTCGAGGAAGAAGGCCTCGACGTTGTCCACGGTGCACGGCTGGTCGAAGGACCAGGCGCACACCAGGGACGCGACGAGGCGGCGCTTGCTCTTGGCAATCTCCGCCGCGCGCTCCTCGCGGGACTCGATGCCAGCGATGCGGAACGCGTCCCGCTTCGACTCGGCCTCGGCCGCGCGGAAGGCGTCGGAGTCGACGCCCAGCACGCGCACCCAGTGCTCGCTCTTCTCGCCGTTCGGCAGGTAGAGGGGCAACTGCAGCCCCTCGTTGGCCACGCCGCGCGTGAAGAAGGCATTCATTGCGGGGGTTGCCGCCCCCGCGGCGTTGTTGTGGTTCTCGCTCATTATGCAGGCACCCGTTCGATCATGATGTTGGTCTGAGTGGTAGCGTCCAGGAGGGCCTGGAACGGCATGCTCAGGGTGATGGGACCCTCGCCCTCGACGTCCGGCTGGCCGCCGTTGTACTTGATGCGAGGGAGCGTGACGACGTACTTGTTGCCGGCGCCGTCGGGCAGCTCGAACACGATGTTGGACTCGGTCTCGTTGATGAACTTGTCCAGCAGCAGCGAGTTCTCGAAGTACGCCGTGATCTGGCCGGAGCAGTTCGAGCGGCCGATCGACGGCCGGATGGACGCCTTCGAGCCGACGACGAAGCGGGCCTCCAGGCCGTTCTCGAGGTTCAGCTGAATCTCGGTGATGACGGCGATGGGGGTGCCGGCCTCGTTGAGCGTGCCGGTGAACGAGTCGAGCGGCGAGGTGGTCGTCGGGGTCGCGTAGGTCGCGCCCGCAATGATCGCCGTCGCGGTCGTCATGTTCTGGCCCAGCACTCCGAAGGTCCCGGTAATCATCGCGTTTGCGCTGATCGCCAGGGCCAGCGTGTTGAACTCGACGCCCGTGAAGCGGTGGTACGGCTTGTCCGCGGTCAGGATGTCGCCGAAGTAGCGCTCGACCGTGAAGGAGCGGCGCACCGTGCCGGCCTTCAGCTTGGCGCGGAGGCTGTCGATCTGGCGGCCCGCCGCGGCTGCCTCGACTACCATCGTCTGGCCCTGCAGCGCGGTCACGGTCATCGCCGTCGCGGTCAGCGCGGTGATGCGGAAGCGGCCGAGGTTGCCGGCGTTGGTGAAGCCCGAGCTCACGACGATGTCGTTGACCGCGAAGCCGTCCGTGATGAAGGAGCCGGCGGCGCGGTTGAAGCTGCCCACCGCCGCGCTCAGGCTCTGCGCGCCGGTCGTGAAGTTGGCGGTCCAGGTGCCGAGCAGGGTGGCCTCGAGCAGGTCGTCGAAGCTGGCGAAGCTCAGCTCGATGTTCATGTCCCCGCCGACCTGGTAGGCGCCATGCCGGAAGTCGGCGATCTGGCGGTCGTCGCGAATCTCCTCCGACTGGAGGGACTCCTTGGACAGGCCCAGGGTCGTGCTGGTGTGACGGATCGGCTTGAAGGCCGGGGTCGCCGGGGTCGTCCCGTAGGTCGCCTCGGCCACGTAGCGCATGGAGTGGCGGCTGCCGTTTGCCATGGTGTGTGCTCCTTAAAGTTGAAGATCAGTTGCGGGACACCCGGGCGAACCAGGTGACGGTCATGCTCACGCGATACCACCCGTCCACTTCCCGCCCGCGTGAGCGGCCGCAGGAAGCTACCGTGAGCTCGACCCCCGAGTGGGCAAGTCGCTTGCCCGCCTTGAAGAAGTCCGACAGCTCGTCCGCCTTGGCCGTCACGGCCGCCTCACCGGTCATCAGCGGGTAATTCAGGTCGATCTGCAGGACGCCGTCGTGGGCGTCCTGGCCCTCGGCGCCGAGCGTGGCGACCGAGGGCTGGTTCATCAGCACGAAGGCCGACGCCCAGGGGCTCTGGTCCGTCGGCTTGTCGAAGGGCGCGTTCTCGACGGCGCAGGGCAGGGCGAGCGGGGAGTCCTGGACCCCCTGCATCAGCGCCTTCCTCAGCCCCGCGTACGGGTTTGCCATCTAGTCGTCCTCCTATCAGCGCCCCAAGGCCTGGGCCTTGGCGCTCACAATCCTCTGCCACTGGGCGATGTGCCTGCGCACCATGCCCTCCGGCGCCTGCCTGCTCCACCCCTCGTACTCGATGCGCTCGGCGTAGGGCAGGTTGTTGGTGAACCAGACGACGTCCGCCAGGCTCCCCAGGTTGGCCATCGCCTCGGCGAGGGCCGCCGCGCCGCTCGGGTCGTCGCGGGTCGTCGTGGCGCCGGCGGGCGAGTTGATGGTCGTCTGCCAGTTGCCGCGCAGCCGGCCCGTGTCGACCGGCGTGGCCATGATGACCAGCTTGAAGAGCTCCAGCACGGACGCGCGGCGGACCTTGTCCACCTTGTCCAGCGCCTTCACGCCGAATCCCCTCAGCTGCGACTCGAACCGGCCGGCCATGGTCTACCTCCGCAGCTGCAGGGCGTTGACCACTGCGAGGCCCGCCGGGTTGACCGAGTTCACGTCGACGACCGCCCACTGCACGCCGTTGGCCTCGACGAACGTGTCGCCGCGGACGGGCTGCACGCTCGCCTGCACGTAGGCCTGGCGGTCGCCGCGCATGATCGTCTCGCCGTCCACCATCTTCTCCTCGTAGTCGACGACGACGCCGACGACCGGGAAGACCTGGGTGGCGCCGCCGGTCACCGTTCCGTTGACCGGGTCGACGGTGACGGGCGCGCCCGCCCTGCGGACCTCGCAGTCCTGGCCGAACTCGGCCAGGAGCGCGTCCACGGTGTCCCTCAGGCCGGCGTAGTCGAAGGTGGCCATGTCAAGCCCTCCCCAGCTCGCCGGAGTTGCCCGAGCCGATAAGGCCGGCGGACTGCAGCGTGAGGGTGACCTCGGGGTAGTCCGGCGTCCTGGCGGATGCCGACGTCGACTGCGAGGCGTTGAACTTGGTCTGCACCTTGATGGGGCCGACCTCCTTCAGCGACTCGACGACCTGGCCGCCGCTTGCGTCGAAGGTCGGGTCCGGCATGAGGGGCTTGCCCGTCAGCGCGCGGCTCGCCAGCATGCAGGTGGCGGTCACGAGCGCGGGCGGGATGCCGCGCAGGAACGTGGTGATGCCGCCGCGGGGCCACTGTGTGCCCTGCAGCCGGCGCAGCTGGTATCCCACCCAGCGGTAGCGACCGTCCAGGTAGGTGGTGGCGTTGACGATGGCCGCCTGTAGCTCCGCGTCGGTGCGCGCCGTCAGGTCGACGCCGCGGTCCGACCAGTATGCCCGGACGGTCGCCGGGTCCGTGTAGGCGTTCGCGCCGTCCACGGTCCCGTCGTTGTTCTGCTGGGTGAAGGCCATGTCTCTGCCCTCACTCGATCTTCAGGTCCGAGGCGCTCTCGGCGAGCACCTGGCCCTGGTCGCGCCAGTCGGCGCCTGTGACCGTGGCGATGACGCCGTTGGTCGCCTTGCGGATGGTGACCTGACCGCCCGGCGGCACGCGCACGGTCTGCTGGCCGGCGGGCGCCTTCGGGGGCTGGGCGGGAGCCTGGCCCGCCGACGTGCGCGGCTTGGTCATGTCGCTGCTGGTATAGCGGGCCATGGCTGTTCCTCCTTACTGCTTGGCTGCGCGCGCCTTGGCGCGGGTGTAGCCCTCGGCCACGGCGTTGACCTCGTCGCGGGCGACCTTCTTGCCGGTCAGCTCGCCGAGGTGCTCCAGGTTCGGCAGGTTGTTAGACGTCCAGTGGGCGTCGACCTCCGGGTCGAGCAGGCCGATGGCCTCGGCGAGGCTCGGCTTGGCGTCCGGAGCACCGTTCGGCGCATCCTGGGCCGGCTTGGTCGCCTCGGTGGACGTGGCGCTGCCTTGCGCGTCGGCCTGACCGCCCGAGGCCCCGGAATCCGCCTGGGCGCCGCCTTCGGGCTGCTTGTTGTCCGCGGGCTTCTGCTCGCCGCGCAGGGCGTGCAGCTCCGCCTTCTCAGCGGTCATGGCGCCGTAGAACTCGAACACGCGCTCGAGGGTGGCGGCCTGCTCGGCGCTGCCCTGGAACGTCATCTCGCCGTCGACGAACTCGTGCCCGTTGACGTGCATGGTCTGGCCGGCGTGGGGGCCGACCAGGACGAACTTCTGGTTGACTGATGCCATTGCTTCTCTCCTTCGCTAGATGCCACAAGGCCCTCCAGGGGCGCGGAGCTCCTGGAGGGCCACCTTGCTGGCGGCTTTAGTTGGTGACGCCGCTCAGGATCGCCAGGCCCTTCTCGCTGAAGAGCGCGACGCCGCAGTACCACACCACGCGGGTGATGGACTCGTCGGCGTCTTCCTTCTCGCCGACCTCCTTGATGTTGATGCCCGCGGCCTTCTCGGCGGTCAGGCCGGCGATGCCGTGGGAGCGGCTGCCGTCATCGAAGGTGCCCGCGATGACCGAGGTGGCATTGGTCGAGGTGCCGCGCGTCTGGTTGATGGGGATCCAGTCGTTGCGGAAGATCGGGATGCCGCGGTAGGCGGGGACCTGGCGGCCGGAGGCCATGGTGTAGATGTCACCCGGGGAGGTGCCGCCCAGGCCGCGGAGCAGCGCCAGGTAGGCGCGGCGGGTGCGGCCGTTCATCATCAGGTAGTCCACCTGGCCGTCCTTGTCGGTCACGAGGTCGATCAGGGCGTCGAGGTCGTCGAACGACAGCGGGGCGCCGTTGGCGGCCGCGTTGCCGGCGAAGAACTTCTGGCCGGCGGCCGCGAGGCCGAGCAGGCCGGTCATGTTCGCGCCGGTGCCGTCGCCGTTGATGAGCTGGTCCTGGTACTTGCGGCCGCAGCTCTTCGCCTTGGAGGCGATCTGCACCGCCTTCTGGTCGTTGCCGTCGCCCGAGCGGGTGGCCTGGATCAGACCGTTGACCTCGGCGTCGCCGATGATCGTGGTCAGGGTGGAGGTCACCTGCGTGAAGGTCGCGGCGGCCTTGGCGGTGATGGTCGTGCCGACGCCAGCCATCTGGACGTCGCCCAGCACGTTCTCGCGGTTGTAGGCGAGGGCGTTGCCGTCGATGCCGTCGAAGGGCAGCAGCTCGAACATCTCGTTGACGGTGATGACGTTCTCGATGACGCCAGCGACGAGTTCGTCCTGGGCCAGCTTCGCCGATTCGGCGAGGGTTACGGAAGCCATGGTATTTCTCCTAGACAGAGGTTGATGGTTTGCTTGGTTTGGTGCCGGATCGCCCGACGATTCGACCCCGGGCCAGGCGTCACGCCTCTGCTGGGTCAGCGAGCGCGGCTCGCGGATGTGCTCCGCGCTCGCACGCTATGGTCGGGAATATGCTGCGACGGCGCCAGTCTGTAACCCCACGAACATGCGCCAGCACTACCGATCTGGGCCATCTGGACCCCGCAAAGTGCCAGGCCCGTACGGCAAAAGCCTTGCGTGCCAAGGACTTAGGGCCTTTCCGGGCCGTACGGACCTCGGAGCTCGGTTTGCACCAGGAAAACGGTCGGCCACCGGATCGGGGCGAGGTCGGCCACGGCGCTGCCGAGGTCCAGAAGCCCTAGATGGCTCAGAAGTCCTTGTCCGGCTTAGAGAATCAACCACTTAGAGCCCTATATGAGGTTTAGATTACCCTAGATTAAGGGATAGATAAAATAAATGGAAAATAATTGCTTGAGGGGGCTCCCAAGCTGGGAAGGCTGCGCCATAATCATCCCATCAACACGACGAACTGCTGGAGACCAACATGACCATCGTACTTCTTGCCTGCGTACTGACCGGCTGGTACATCGGCCGCCCGGCAGCCCGCCTCATCGTCCAACTGTTCTGAGGAGCACCAACATGGAACGCCAATTCGCCGCCACCGCCGCCAAGGACCTCGAGCTGACCGCCGCCGCGGTCGAGCTGCAGCTTGCCAAGCTGACCGCCAAGCTCGCCGAGTTCAAGGCCAAGGGCGAGAAGGACGCCTCCAATTGGGGCTACGCATGCAGCCTCCGCAAGGTCGAGTCCGACCTCGCCGACATCCTCGCCTTCATCAACTGATAGGAGCACCGCCATGATCGCCAAGAAGACCGCCTTCGCGAAGTCCCTCGTCACGCAGCTCGAGAACGACGCCATCCTCGTCGTCGGCGACTGCTGCGTCTGCCTCCGACTATCCGAGACCGAGACCTACTCCAACCTCCACGAGATGGTGGACGGCGCCCTCGTGCCTCAGTACACCGAGCTCCTCGACGCCGCCCTCGAGTACGCCAAGGCATTCAAGCCCGCGGCCGCGTTCAACCCGACGCTCGTGGCCCATGCCTTCCTCGAGCAGCTGCGCGAGGACATCGGCGAGGACGACTTCCGCGAGGTGGTCCGCAAGCAGAAGGAGGCACCCATCGCGGGCGTCTGCTACTCCCACGACTACTGCGACGCCAACATGACCATGGAAGCCGCCATGGCCTCGGTGGGCATCGTGGCGCTGCCCGACGACGAGGAGGGCATGCCCGACCGCGTGGTGGACCTTTGGAACGCCGCGTGGGGCCACGCCAAGACCCGCATGGAGGCCATGCCCCTCTAAACGACGGCATCGTGCGCCCTCTGAGGGGCGTACGATCTAACCCATCCAACCCAAGACCAAAAGGAGAAGCCCATGAACCTCTTCGTGCTGGACCGCGACCCGCGGCTGGCCGCCCGAGCCCACTGCGACAAGCACGTCGTCAAGATGGTGCTCGAGACGGCGCAGCTGCTCAGCACCGCCCACGCCCACTTCGGCGAGGCGTCGTACTCCGACGCCCGCAACTGCTTCGAGGTGCGCGGGCAGCGCGTCTACCACCCGACGCATCAGAACCACCCGTGCGCCGTGTGGGTACGCGAGACCGCCGCCAACTACCGCTGGGCGTGCTCGCTGCTCGAGGCCCTGCTCAACGAGTACCAGCGGCGCTTCGGCGACCGCGCCAAGAAGCGCCACAAGACTTGGGACGTGCTGCCCGCCCTGCGCACACCGCCCCGCGCGCTGCTCAGGGCCTGCGCCGACCGGCCCGACGCCATGACCCCGTTCGCCCTCGCGATGCCCGAGGCGTACCGCTCGCCCGACCCGGTGGCCTCGTACCGCGCCTACTACCGCGCCGACAAGTCCGCGATCGCCGAGTACCGCATGGGCGACGAGCCGGAGTGGATGGCAGGCGCCTCGGAGGTTTCGCTATGATGGACGACCTCGACTTCCCCGACGACGACTACCTCGACGCGTTCGCGGAGGCCGGCCTGTCGCCGACCGGCCGCTTCCGCCACCCTCCGCACGTCGTCGCGCTGCGCCGCGGCTGGAGCGAGCTGGTCGGCAACTCCGCCAACCACCTCGTGCCGCGCAGAGGAGCCCTGTGGACCGACGCGGAGGAGCGCGACCTGCTGGCCGCGGCCGCCCGCTGCACCGACCTGTCCGTGCTCGCCACGGCGCACGGGCGGACGGAGACCGCCATCGCCTGCCGCCTCGAGCAGCTGGGCTACGACCGCGGCGTCCTCGCCGCCATGGACTTCGCCGACGTCGAGCTGCGCGTTCTCGCGCAGGTCGTCGGCCCCACAACCAAGCAACAAGGAGCAAAGAAGATGAAGATGACCGCCAACCGCCTGATGACCCTGCTCGCCGTGTACCGCGGCACCTACGAGAACGAGCTCAAGGTGGGCACGTCCGGGCCGGACCTCGCCAGCCTTGTCGCCGAGGGCCTCGTGACCGTCAACGGTGACGGGCGCCGCCCGACCGTTACGGACGACGGCTCCGCGCTCGTGGACTCGCTGCTGGGCCGCTCGTCGAGCTCCGGCGGTGCCGCCAGCACGAGCTGGAACGCCTCGCGCAACACCAGCGCTCTCGATGACCAGCGCTTCTTCCTCGTGTCGTCCGGCGACGCCATGAAGGGCGGGCCGCACGGCCGTCCGCAGCTGAAGAAGCCGCCCACCACGGTCCAGTCGTCCTACCGCGACGCCGAGCGCGAGGCCTCGCGCCTTGCCGACCTGAGCCGCGGCGAGAAGTTCTTCGTCCTGCAGGCCGTGTCGGTGCACGAGGTGCAGCCCGCGCCGGCGACGTCGCGCCGCCTGTGACGGGCAAAGAAAAAGGGGAGCCGCAGCTCCCCTTCTTCGTGTCGCTATGCCTCAGCGGCGCTTCGCGAGGCCTGCCGCAATCTTCTCGGTCGGCGACAGGTCGCGCTTCTGCGGGTTCGGCTTGCCCTGCGTGACGCCGGGCTTGACGCCCGAGCCGCTCGGGGCCTCGCTCTCGAACGCGCGGCCGAAGGTCGGGCTGGCCTTCATCTCCTTGACCAGGTCCTCGACGGTCATGAAGCCGCCGGAGGCGTTGCCGCGCGGGTCGCCGGACTCGTCGACCACGCGGACGACGTACTCCTCGCCCTCCTTGATGACCTTGGTCTTGGCCTGGATGTGCGGCAGCAGGAGCTCGGGCACGCCCTTGTGGCCGGCGATCGCCTGCACGGCGGCCGTGGTCACCAGGTACTTCTGGAGGGTCTTGCTCATGTTCTGGAGCTCGCCGTCCTTGCCCTGCAGCTGGGTCTGGAAGCCGCGCTCCAGGTCCTTCTTCATCTTGTCCCAGTTGACCTTGCCGTCCTTCGACTCACCGATGACGCGCTCGACCGCCTGGCGGAGGGTCTCGGGGGATGCGGCGTCGTCGCCCTCCAGGCCGAGCAGCTGGCCGACGGCGGCGAAGCCGGACAGGTCGGGGCGGTTGCGCTTGGCCTCGTCGGCGTCGCGGCGCGCGGCCTTGAGGGACTTGTTCAGGCCGTCGATCGCGCCGGCGGTGCCCTTGAAGCTGTCGTTCAACACGTAGCCGCCATCGCCCTCGGCGTACAGGCCGCGGAACTGCTCGGGGACCTTGTCGATGCTGTCGACGGTGGGGTTCTTCAGGAACTCGAATTCCATAGTGCTCTCCTTCTGCGCGTCACGCGCGTTGTTTGGGCATCGCGCCCGGGGTGGTCTCAGGCTGGCACATTACGCCGGCGCCGGCGCAACGTGAGCCATCGTTCTGATGCGGGTCGGACTCGGCCACGCGTCAGTCGTCGGTGCCGCGCAGCCTGTCGAGCAGCTCGCGGGCGTCCTGGTCGAGCCGCGTCCGCAGCTGGTCCAGGTTGTACTGCTTCCCGCTGGCGTCGACGAACTTGTCGAGCGGCACGCCGCCCTCGCGGAACAGGCGGGCGCGCGTCGGGCCGAGCACCTCGTCCTGGAACTTCGCCGGCTGGCGCTTGATCCAGTCCTGGTAGGTCACGTTGCTGGGCGTGGAGCCGATGTTCTCGTCCGCCCACGCGTCGCGCTTGGCCTTCACCTTGGCGCGGCGCTCGGAGGCCGACATGCGGGACCACTCCTTCGGCCCGACGTCGTCGCGGACCTCCTGGGCGAAGTCCAGCTCGCGCTTGCGGCGGGTCCTGCCGTCGCGCACGGTCGGGCGGTCGCCCACAATCTCGGCGCCAGCCAGCACGGGCACGACGGTCGAGCGGCAGTTCGGGTGCGCCGGCGGGCGCGGGCCCTTGTCGATCGGGTAGACCTCGCCGTCCCGGGACCGGCACACGGCCGAGGTCCGCCCGTCAAGCGTGGACACCCAGCGCACGCCGGATATGATGTCTGCGTTGGCGTCCCACGTCGCCTGCCTGGCGCCCGTGGACACGTGGTTCGCCGCGGTCCGCACCACGGTCTCGGCGTCGCGCCTCGTGATGGCGAGCACTCCGTCGGAGTAGCCGGCCGCCTTCGTGCCGCGGATGCGGCGCACGATCTGGTCGGTCGTCTCGCCCTGCAGCAGGCCCAGGCGGAGCTGCTGCTCTATGCGCTGCGCGTCGGAGGCGGCGAGCCGGTCCCACCAGCCCTGCAGCGGGATGCCATTGATCGGCGAGGCCACCACGGCGCGCAGAGTTGCGGGCGAGACGGTGTTGAGGGCGATGTCGACCGGGATCGCCGCGCCCATGGCGCCGGCCTCCCACGTGGCCTCGACCTGCGACAGCCCGTCGAGGTCGGGGCGCACGTCCGCGTCGACGGCCTGGACGGCCGCGGCGCGCAGCCTCCGGACCTCGATCAGCATCGCGTTCAGGCGCGCCTCGGCGAACTCGGTGAGCTCGGTCTGGAGCATGGCGACGAGCTCGCGGTCGGAGGCCTCAAGTAGCCTGGCCGCGTCGGCCGCCATGCGGTCGGAGAACCGCAGGACGACGATCTGGTGCCGCACAGTTGCATCCAGCAACTCTTCATTAGCTGTCGCCATCTGCAGCCTCCACTATGGCGCGTGCAAGGGCCACAACCACGTCATCAGCCCAGTCGCTTTTGGCGGTATTGTATGCCCAGCAGACCACGCGAACGTTGTCCATCGTGTAGCCGAGCAATGAGTCCACGCGGTCGACTGAAGGAGCCCATGGATTGGTACGCCCTTCTCCATCCCATTCATAAGTGAGTGGCAGGCCCGTCGCGGCGCAGGCCATTGGCTCAAGCAGCTCCCTCAGGAACTCCTCGGTCAGGTCGAATGCACGGCCCTGCTTCTCTGCGCGGTTGCGCAGGTTCTTGAACCAGTACTTTGCTGCGTTGCCCTGACGGTAGCGCGCAGTCGTCTCAGCAACGCGCTCCCGATTCTCAGTGCGGTGGCGTTCATGCCAGCGCTTACTGGCCTCGCGTGCCTTATCACGGTTTGCCTCGCGCCAGATGCGATTCTTCTCGCGGGCCTTAGCCAGCTTTTCTTCAGGGGTCTGCGCCATCACTCACCCCCGGGGTTGAGTGCCGGGTCGGCGTTCGGGTCGGCCGGAGGGTCCTGCGGGTCGGCGTTCGGGTCGGCCGGAGGGTCCTGCGGGTTGGCGTTCGGGTCGGTGGGCGGCGTCTGGGTGCCGTTGCCCTTGCCGAACATGTCGCCCATGGAGTCCGTAGCCTCCTCCTTCAGCTGCTCGGCGTCCGCGTCCTCGTCGAAGTCGTCCGACAGGACCTGGCGGGCCTTCATCTCCTTCAGGAAGGCCTTGCGCGAGAGGTCGCGCTGGGCCCGCATCTTCAGGAGGGCGTCCAGCTCGGCAGCGTCGGCCTCGGACAGGTCCACGTCGGCGTTGACCTTGGCGGAGCCGCCCTCCTCCAGGCCGAGCCAGTCGGCCGTGTACTGCATGGCCAGCTCGATGCAGTCCTGGAAGTCGCGGACTGTGGCAGCGAGGTAGGAGGACGACTCGGCGGCGTCTAGGGCGCGCCCGGTGGCGGTCTCGTCGCCCGGCTTCTTGCGCATGTACTCGGCGCCGTAGGTCGCCATCTGGTCCTCGAGGGACGAGAGGTCGGTCTGGCCCGCGGCGATGGCGGCGCCGGTGTGTTCGACGTAGTACCACTTGCCCTCGGGGGCCTCGGTCGTCAGGAAGTTGTTGGGGCCGATGTTAACCTTCTGGTCGGCCGGCACGCCGGAGGCCGCCAGGATGGGGAAGCGGGACACCGTCAGGACGTTGCGCTGGTCGCTGGACGACTGCCAGTGGGCCACGTTGAGGTGGGCCAGGTCGGTCAGGGGCGGCTTGCACTCCATGAGGCCGGTGCGCTTGCCGGCGTAGAAGGTGACCAGCGGGATGTAGTCGAGGCTGGTGACGCCCTCGGACTCGACGTGCCACTCGTCGCCCTTCTCGTTGGGTGCCCACACCTGCCAGGTGCCGGGCTCCAGGACGCGGACGCGGACGACCTCGACCTCCTCCCAGCCGACGCGCTCGACGCTCTTCTCCAGGATGCGGACGTGGGTCAGCACCTCCTGCCCGAGCACCACGGCGGAGTAGGCGGCGATGAGGCACTCGGGCTTAACGTGCACCCAGTACGGGCGCAGGCCCTCGGCGCGGTCGTCGGCGAGCGTGCGGGGGCGCTGCTCGCCCTCCGCGTCGGTCTTGGCCTCGGGGGTCGGGTGCTCGACGAGCACGTGGGAGAAGCCCTTGGCCCAGGCCTCGCGGAACCAGGAGCGGGCGAAGGCCTGCAGGTTGTTCCCCTGCATGTCGACGTCCTCGGCCAGGTCCTCGATCTGTGCCGGCACGTCCTCGTCCAGGACGATGGCCTCGCGGAAGGGCTTGCCCGCCAGGGTGTCGAGAGTCTGCTCGGTCATGTTGAGCAGGGTCGCGCGCTGCAGGCGGGACTGGTAGTTCTTGTTGGACTCGTTGTCGTACTGGGGGAGGAACTCCTCGCCCGCGGCGCGCATCGCCTCGGTGCCGCCCAGCAGGACGTCGATCATGCGCCAGCGTGGCGCCATGCGGAGGTACGCCGACGACGGGGATGCCACCGTCGGCTTCTTGTTGGGGGTGTCTGCCATGGCGGGCTCCTGTCTCGGTGGCGTACGTAGATGATCGCGATGGTACCTCGTAAGCCGCCGAACAGGAGCCAGCGATCTAGGCGTCGTCCGGGTGCCGCTCGCCAAGGAAGATGGGGAAGCGCGGCGCCTCCTTGGAGCCGATAGGGAAGAACTTGAACTTCACGAGGCGGCCGGCCCAGTGCTCGCGGCCCGCCCAGATGAGGGCCCTCGTCGCGGCGTCGAAGCCGGACCCGATGTTGAAGCGCACGCCATCCCACCGGCCGCCGCGGCCGACTACGCGCAGGGCGCCGAGCGTGTCCATGCCCACCATGCCGTCCTTCGAGTGGCCGCGCTCGGTCAACCCCAGCGCGCTGGTGGATGCCTCGTTGGAGTTGTGCAGCAGCTCCTCGAAGCCCTCGACGACCGCCTCGCCGTCCTCGAACTGCTTGAGCTTCATGAGGTCCTGCCTGGACAGCGTGCCGCGGCCGAACTTGTAGGGCGACTTCGCGTCCCGCAGCATCACGCCCTCGTAGCCGAGGTCCAGCTGCGTGGCCTCGTAGGCGTTCGCCTCCTCCGCCGTCGTGACGACCGTCTGCTCGACCATGACGGCGCGGCCCGAGCCGGTGGCGAGGTCGCGGGCCATGCCCAACCGCTCGTGGTACGGCCTGCCGGGCTCGCGGCAGCAGTCGAAGACGTGGAAGAAGACGTCGGGCTCGCCCTCGCGGCTCATGACGCCGGAGGTCGTGCCGAGGAAGGCGCGCGGGTCGGTCGGGTCGCCCACCAGGAGCTCGCCGTCCAGGCCCTCGAGCCAGTCCTTGCCGAAGATGGCCTGCACCCGGCGGTTCGGGATGGGCTTGAGGTTGCGGGACACGACGACCCCGTCGCGCACGATGGCACGGATGCCGTCGAGCTTGGGGCTCGCCAGTAGGGGCCAGCGCAGGGCGGCGACGTCGGCCACGGTTGCAGCTAACATGGGGCGGAAGGCTTTCTCAGTCATTGCTGGGCCCCCCATGCATGTGGATCGGGTTGAGGTCGTCAGCCCATGAGGGCCAGTCGCGCAGCGGCCGGCGCACCAGGCGGGCGCCGTCGCCCTCGAGGTGGAGGTACTCAGTCACGAAGACGCTCGGCTCGGCTGGCGTGCCGCCCAGCAGCTCCTGCAGGACGTCCAGCGCTACGCCGACCTCGCTGGAGGAGGCCTCGCCCATGTGCTCCATGCCCTGCAGGCGCTCCACGGCGCGCATCAGCGCCCTGGCCTGCAGGTCGCGGCGGGCCACGTGCTCGCGCAGGACGTCCAGGATGGTGTCGTCGAACGGCGAGGGGTCCAGGTCGCGCCCGTTCTCAGCTTCAAGGCGCAGACGCTCAAGGGTAGAGGCCTCGTCCTCGCTGGCATGCAGCTCGACGAGCGCGTACTCGAGGCCGCGGCGGTAGGCATCGCGGGCAGGAGCGCGGCCGCTACGGCGCAGGCGTATCATGTGGGCCAGGATGACGGCAAGCAGGGCGGCAGACAGCAGGGCCCAGGGGTCTAGTTCGGTCATGTCAATCTCCTCAGTTGGCGGCGTCGACGGACGACAGGAAGCGGCGGAGCGCACCGAGCGACCGGCCCTCACGTCCGGAGTCGACTACGGGGTCCTCCAGGTAGCCGGCAGGCGTCTCGACGCGCAGCCAGGCGCGATCGGCCTGGGCGAGCTCGCGGACGAGCCCGAGCGGCACGGCGAAGGCCTTGCGCGACTCGCGGGTGGCGGCGCCATAGGGCGCGAAGGCGGTGGGCGCACCGACCTGGGTCAGCCGGTGGACGCGGCCGCCCACGCTGAGGCTGGCGCCCGTGATCGCGCGGACGTCGTTGAAGACGTAGACGACGAGCAGGGCGTGGTCGGGCGTCGCCGAGCTCCACTGCGCGCCCAGCCCGGTGCACACGACGCCGGAGCAGGCGTTGCCGTGGCCGGGCACGGTCACCACGCGGGAACCGTCCAGCCCGCTCACGCGGGAGGTCGGCGGGGAGCCGCCCGCGGCGCAGCCCTGCAGCAGGGCCACGGCGGTGGCGGCGATCAGTAAGGTCCTCATGTTGGACTCCTCCTAGGTTGGTTGTTGAGGGGACGACGACACATCGTGCCACCGTCCCCGCGTTTGTGGGACCCTTGTTATTCCCAGCGGTCGATCAGGTAGGACGCCACGCCGGCCGCGGTGCGCACGCGCAGCTCGACCTGCTGGTTGTCACCGACGCGGAGGCCGGCCGCGTGCTGACGGCCCTCCTCGAGGGGCTCGAGTGCGCGGCTGCGCGAGTGGGCCTCGACCGTGCGGCGGACCTGGTGGAGCTCGCCGCGCAGGCACTCGGGGAAGAGCGCCAGGGAGCGGTTCTCGCCGTCGCGGCAGCCCTCGAGCACGAGCAGGGCAGAGTCGCCGAGGTCCTTCCAGCGGGTGTTGCCGCCCCACATGGTGGGCATCTCGCTGATGCAGACGACGCGGGCGTAGGCCATGCCACGGAGGCCCCACTGCACGGAGGTCGAGCCGTTGTGGTAGACGTACCACGCGAACGGGTTGCGGCAGTCCTCGCTGTCCCACTGCAGGATCGGCGGCGCGTCGCGGTGGACGGCCGTCGTGAAGGCGCAGAAGGAGCCGCGCGACGGGACCTTGACGTCCATCTCGAGGGCGAGAGGCAGGACGTCGCGGCGGAACTTGGCGAAGGTCATCGTCACGGGGCGGGCGGTGAGGCGAGCCTCGGCCTGCGGGCGCTGAGAGGCGAGCAGGTGGCCGAAGACGCCGGACTGCTGACCCTTCGGGGTGGCTTGGGGCGTCCACAGGTGGACCAACTCGTCGGCCGCCGCGAAGCGACGCTCCAGCGAGGGCGCGATGCCGAGCTGCTCGACGAGGCGCTCTGCCTGGGCGACGTTACCGGCCGAGGTCGGTGCAGTCGGGCGCTGGTACTTCAGCGGGTCCATCCGCTCGCCGTGCTTGCGGGTCACGGCCTCAGGCGAGAGGCCGGCCTGCAGGTCCTCTACAAGGGCGCCGAGCACCGAGGCGCGCGGGGTGCACCAGCCGGCGGCCGCGGAGGCCACGAGGCGCCACAGCACGCGGTTCAGCTGCTCGCCCTTACGGCCGGCGGCCTTCTTGAAGGCGCCGTCCAGGAAGGCAGCCATGGGCAGTACCTTGTCGGAGCGCTCGAGGGAGCCAGCCTGCAGCATGCCGACGGCGCGCTCGACGAGGCGGGACGGCATGGTGTCGAGGGCGTGCTTGAGGTGACGACGATCCTCGCGCTTGGAGGCCATGGCCTGCTGGGCAGTAAGGTCGCGACGCGTCCAGAGGTGCTCGCGGCCCGCGTCGGCCCACAGGTGAGTGAAGCCGCCAGCCTCGGGCACACCCCACTGCTGCTCATCCCACAGGAACTGGTCCACCACGTTGCCCTTCATGACGGCGCGGCGGAGGCGGCGCACGACCTCGGCGTAGGCGTGGGCCTGCGGCAGGTCGCCCTCGTCCCACAGGGCCGAGGTCAGCGTGCCGTCCTCGGCGATGGTCACGAGGGAGCCGAAGTGGTGGATGAACGAGCGGCAGCAGTTGCAGTTGTGGTACTGGCGCTCCGCGGGGTCCTCGAAGGACTGCAGGTAGACCTCGAACAGGTCGCCCGCGTTGACGCGGAAGAGCGCGCCGCCTGAGATGGCGAGGTTGCGGGCCAACTGGCGCTGTGCCGAGCGGGTCACGTCGTCGAAGTCGCCGGCGTAGAAGGGCGCCGGTGCGTGCTGGTGGACCGATCCGGTCCCGATGGATGCTTGCATGAGGTTCTCCTTGCCCGGTGTCGCTAGGCCGGGGATAAAAGAAGGGGCGACGGTCACAGTGTACCGCCGCCCCTCCGATCAGGGAGCCATCATTCCCAGCTGGGCGTCACTCGCAGCTGCGGCGGCCCGTATCCGGGTCGATCGTGCAGGACGCGGCCTCCTCCTGGGCCTTGCCCGTGTCGTCGTCCTTGGCCACGATGACCCCGCCGCGCATGCCGTCCGCCCGGTAGGTCGTGATGCCCTTGCAGCCGAGCTCCCACGCGCTGTCGTAGACCCGCTTGAACTCGTCCCAGCTGACGCGTGAGTCCACGTTGCAGGTCTTGGAGACGGCGGAGTCAACCAGCTCGGCAGCGACTGCCAGCACGGCGACGTGCTCGGCCACGGTGACCTCCGACGAGCGGCGCCCGCGTACGCCGAACACCCGCACGCCGTAGTCCTCGATGAGCTCCTTGCGGGGCCCCTCGAACTCGATGACCGTGCGCTCCATGCCGTAGGAGAACACCGGCTCCAGGCCGGAGCTCACGTTGTCGGCGCAGAGGCTGATGGTGCCGGTCGGGGCGATGCTGGTCAGGTGGGAGTTGCGGATGCCGTAGAACTCGATGAGGCCCTGGATGTCCTCGGGCAGAGTACGCACGAACTTGGAGTCCAGGTACTCGCTGGAGTAGAGCGGGAAGGCGCCCTTCTCCTGGGCGAGGCGGGCCGACACGCGGTATGACTCGTCGCGGACGAGGGTCAGCACGCGGCGGGTGAAGTCCAGGAAGCCCTTCGAGCCGTACGGCAGGCCGAGCGCCTCGCCCGCGTTGGCCAGGCCGGTCACGCCGAGCCCCATGCGGCGCTTCGACTTGGCCTCGTGCTCCTGCTGCGGCAGCGGGTAGCGGGCGCGGTCGACGACGTTGTCCATGGCGCGCACGACGGGCGCGATGTCACGGGCCAGGCCGTCCCAGTCGAAGCGCCAGCCGTGCATGTCCTTGCTGACGTAGCGGACCAGGTTGAAGGAGCCGAGCAGGCAGGCGCCGAACGGGGGCAGCGGCTGCTCGCCGCACGGGTTGGTCGCCGCGATGGTCTCGCAGTAGTGGAGATTGTTCATCTCGTTGATGCGGTCGATGAACAGGACGCCCGGCTCGGCCCAGTCCCAGGTGGAGCGCATGACCGCGTCCCACAGCTCGTTGGGGTCGACCTCGCGATACACGCGGCCGCCGAACTTCAGCTGGAAGGGCTTGCCGTCCCGCTTGGCGCGCATGAACTCGTCCGTGACGGCGATGGAGATGTTGAAGCCCTTGAGGAAGTGCTCGTTCTGCTTGGCGTGGATGAAGTCGAAGATGTCGGGGTGGTCGATGCGCAGGACGCCCATCTGAGCACCGCGCCGGTGGCCGGACGAGGACGTGCAGCGGCAGACCGCGTCGAAAATCTCCATGAAGGAGATGGGGCCGGAGCTGCGGGACTGCAGCTTGACGATGAGGTCGCCCTTCGGGCGCAGGGTGGAGAAGTCGTAGCCGATGCCACCGCCCATGCGCATGGTCGCCGCCGCCTGGGTCGCGCGCTCCATGATGGAGCCCTCGCCGTCCGTGTAGCTGTCAGCGATGGTGCCTGAGACGTAGCAGTTGTAGGGGGTGGTGTTCTTGCCCGATCCGATGGCGGCCTGGATGCGGCCGGCGGGCATGAAGCGCATGTCGAGGAGGATGTCGCGGAACTCGTGGAAGTGGGCGTCGTCGTCCTTCAGGCCGGCCGCCACGCGGTTCATGGCCTCGCGGAACGACTCGCCCTCGCTCCGGTACTTCTGCTGGTGCAGCTCGTCGGAGAACGGCTGCGTGGGCCCTACGTGTCGGGCGTCCTGTGTGTCGTGCATGGATGCTTGCTCCGTGTCTGGGTTGATCGAGCGAACGATCTTGCCGCGGTCCGGGCGCGTCGCAAGCCGACGTAAAAGGAAAGCCCCGGCGGTCGCTAGTACCGCCGGGGCCTACCGTGCCCGACCAACCTTTCAACAGGAGCGCCGCGCTGTGGGACGCGACGGTTGGAACTTTACTGCGTCGAGCGCGACCGGGGTGCCGTCGTTTCCACGACGAAGCCCGGCTCCACCATGGCACGCATCGTCGGCACGAAGCGGCGGACGCGCTCGACACCCTGCGGCGTCTGCATGTCGAGCTCAGCGGCCCAGTCCTTGCCAATGCCATGGTCTGCGAGGCAGTGGCCCACGACCATGCAGGCCGCGCCCAGGTGCTCGAACACGGTCCCGACGGGCAGGTTGGCCCTGAGCCACGCGATGTCGGCCCTCGACCTCGCGCGCCGCTCGTGCAGCGCCTGCACCTGCTGCTCAGTCGGCTCCTCGCGCTTGAAGCGCTTGGTGTGCGCGAGAATCTCCTCGCGCTCCAGGGCCAGCTGCTCGTCTGTGGCGGGCTCCACGGCCCACGGCACGAGGGCCTTCACGTCCAGCACTCTCATCTCAATCTCCTAGCTTGGTTGCGATGAGTAAATGATAGCGGGGACCGCAGTATGAGGGGACCAGCGTTTATGGCCCAGAGACAACAAAGCCCGCACGGGGCGGGCTTCGAGGGACAGGACGATGTCAGCGGGCCGCCAGGCGCCACACATGCTCGCGGCCGATGCCCACTCCGTGGGCGTCGCGCCAGTCTGCATTGGTTGCGAGGGCGGGACTCGAACCCGCGACCTCCGGAGTATGAACCCGGCGAGCTTCCAGCTGCTCTACCTCGCGTCTGTTGGTGCCGGGCCGTCAGGTGAGCCCGTCTGGCCCGGCGTGGAGAGATGTAGACCTTGCTGCAAAGGTATAGGGCCTTGGCCCAAGCCAGTTCGCCTAGCGCTGTCTCACCAGTCAGCGTGTCGGAAGGTGGTGTGATGATACGCGGGAAGCTCGGCCACGCGCACCATCGTTTAGAAGGAGCCCTGCCTGACCTCCTTGCGCTTGAAGCGGACCCGGTAGCGGACCTCGTCGGCGATGTGGTCCTCGACGTCGCTGTCCACGTCGTCGGGGTCGGCCTCGTCGCGCGGTATGGGCACCACGGTCCGGATGAACGCGGGGCACCGCTCCGCCACTACGAACAGGCCGGGCCTCTCACGCGGGCCGGGGATGGGCTTGTCCTCTTCATCCAGGTTGAGCGCACCCTTGAGCCGCTTGCGCGTCTGCTCCCAGCCCTGCTTCCGCGAGCCTGGGCCCTTGTCAGCGCGCTCCCAGCGCACGCCCTTGGAGAGCATGTCCTTGGCGATGCAGTTGCCGTTCTCCTCGTCGAAGATGGAGGAGTCCGCCGGGCCTGGCTTCACGCGGCCCGCCAGGCCGAGGCCTATCTCGCGGAACTTGATCCCCTCGGCGATGTCGGAGGCCAGCATCCTCAGGCCCTCGTTCTCGGCGCCCTTCTTGCAGCCGTACCACTCGCCGATGCGGAAGAGGTCGCCCTTGACCGTGCTGATCTTGCGGCCGCTCGGCAGGACCAGGTCGGTGCCGTCAGACTCCGCCCACCAGCCCACCGAGAAGGGCTTCGAGGAGCCCCAGTCGAAGGACCGGTCCACCGTCCAAGAGCGCGGCACCTGGAAGGCTGGCACGCAGTGGACCTGCGTCTGCCAGAGGTCGTCGAACATGCCGCCCGACGTGATGTCCCAGCTGCCGTCAAGCCAGGCCGCGACCTGCGCGGGGTTCGAGGCCGAGGCGCGGATGCGCTGGATGTAGTCGGGGTCCGCGTCCAGCAGGATGCGGTTCTCGCTGATGTGCCCGTGGATCGCCACGCGGTCGGGCTCGCCGGCCGTCTTGATGATCTTGCCCCGCATGCCGGGCAGCTGCCACCGGTTCTTGACCCAGTTGTGCCCCTTGCCGTACGGGTTGGTCGTGGCGCGCACCTTGCGGGGCATGCCCGCGACCGTCGAGCGGCAGCAGGAGAACATCTTGAGGTACATCTCGGAGGTGGCCCAGTTGGTGAGCTCTTCCCAGCCGATCCACGGGTACGCGTGGCCGTGATAGTTGTCATAGTCCGCAGGCTTGGACATGTAGCGGAGCAGGAGCTGCGCCCCGTCCGGGAAGGTCCAGACGTAGTCCTGCTCGTTGAACTTGGCGCCCGGGAACCACAGCTTGAACCACGCCTTGGACTTCGCCACGACGTCAGAGAGCTGCTTGTACGTGGAGCGGAAGAGGATGCCGCGCCAGGCCGCGCCGTAGCCCTGGCCCACGTGCTGGCAGAAGTCGGCGAGCAGGGCGTCGGTCTTGCCCGGGCCGCGCGTGCCCTCGTACAGGGTCTCGAATACGGGGCTGGACAGGAAGAGCACCTGCGAGCCGGGCTGCGCGGCCCAGACCTTGACCTCGGGGCGCGGCGCCTTCTTCTTTTTCCAGTGTGGAGGGGTGTAGGCCATCAGAGCACCCTCTCGATGCCGAGCACGCGGCGGTCGAACCAGGACGTGAAGTCGTGGAGCCAGTCGGTGAGGGAGCGGTCGAACTCGCTGTGGATGCGGGCGTGGTCCCGCTCGTCCAGCACGCGGACGAGGTAGTACTCCAGCTGCTCCGCGCGCCAGCCCAGGGTCACCTCGAGGTAGCGGTCGCCGTCCACCACGACGTAGTGGAGGATCGGCTCGCCGCCGTCCAGGTAGACGGTCTCGGCTATCCTGAGCCCACGGTCTGGGTGGGTGCGCAGGTACTCCACGCAGTTCTCGTGGCAGCGGAAGTTGAAGAGGCCCTGCTCGGGCACGGGGCGGATGCCCTGGTGTCGGGCGCGCAGCCTGCGGGCAATGCGCTCCTGGGCTCGCTTGATGGCACGCTGGCGCATGTCGTCTCCTTTGTCTGTCGCACCCACGGGCAGTGCGGAGCCGTATGGCCCGCGCCGCCACAGAGGGTGCAGTGCTTCAACGGCGCTCCATCTTTTGAGCGCACTCGAGGGTGAGACCATAACCCAGCGCCAGACGGCGCGGGTCAACCTCCTCGCCGCACCCGCAGGCGCAGCACCCGTCGTCCCTGGGCGCCCACCGGGCTCGGGCCTGCTGGTTGCGCAGGCGCTGCGCGTCGATCGCGTCCTGGACGTGTATGGCGGTCTCCGCGGACGCCCGGTCTATCGGGTCGGGGTGGTGCTCCGCCTCAAGGGCGGCCTGCTCGTTCTGTTCCATGCTCTCTCGTCTTCATTAGGTTGGTCGGATGTGACGACGCGCCCGGCCGGGCGCGTCTGGGTGCATCTTGCCGCGGGTCAGGCCTCTGGCTCGCCCTCGTTCCCGGCGAACTTGGCCTGCTGCGCCCGGGCCGCCTCGGCCCACGCCTTGGGGTCGATCGCGCCCGGCACGATGAGCACGCCGCCCGCGCCGCCCTCGACCTCCACCTTGTGGTTCTCGCGGTACTTCTCGGGGCGGGCGCCCTTCAGCACGAGGGCCATCAGGGCGTCGCTGTACTTGCGGACCGTCAGCTGACGCTGCTCGCCCGTGACCGGGTCGACGACCGTGGTCGGCATGCCCTGGTAGATGACCGGCTCGTCGTAGCCATCCACGGCCCGCCGGATGGCCTCGGCTTCGATCCGATCCGCAGCCTCCTCGACCGCGATGTCGTAGAGCGTGGAGAACCACTCGGACGTCTCACGCCAGTGGTAGACCGCGTCGCGGGACACGCCGGCCGCGCGGCAGCCCTCGAGGACGATGCCGCGATGGGCGAAGGCGCGTAGGAAGAGGCGCCGGCGCTCCAGGCTCATGCGATCCTGAGCGGTCAGCCCCTCCAGCTCCCACTCCACTAGCTCGAGCTCCGAGACCGGGCCGCGCTCGTACAGGAAGCGGCGCTCGTCCTCCGTCATGTTCTTGGTGGTCATCACGACCTCCTTTCGGTTCGATGGTGTACTGTCTGCGATGGTAGCGTCCCAGGTCGGGAGCGTAAGCCAGCAACGATGGCAGAGGCTTCCCCTTGTTTCCTCGTGCGCGAGGACTCCTGGACCATGCTGCGGCGGATTTTTCAGCGCGAAGGGCCTCGCCCAGCTGGGTCCTAGGCAGCGCCCGGGTTCGGCCACGGTCGGGCCGGATGAGGGGAATTGCCGTCGCGGCGCGCCCTCCGAACTGCCCAGGGCGGCCGTGTCGGCCGTGTTCCCTCAGTTGCCCTAGATTGTCAATTTTCAATGGTAGGTTGTTTTATAGGATCAGATAAATCTAAACCCTTATTAACTCAGGTCTAGATAAAGAAATATAAGAAAATCATGTACTTAGCTCAGTTGTCTAGGGCATCTAAGCCATCTAAGCCAGTCGGTGACGGCGCCGCTGTTGGTCGGTAGCTCATTTTCCTGGTACAACACCGAGGCTAAGGCTCGTACGGCCCAAAACGCCTCAGACGACGACCTAAGTCCTTGATCCGCAAGCCTTATTCGCCTTAGATGCCGTCTGGACCTGGCACTTCGCGGGGCTCGTACGCTTAGACGACCTCGCAAGTCTGCCCAGCAAAAGACGAGGGGAGCCGCCGTCGAGCGAGCTCCCCTCATTCTCCCGCACCGTGGCCGACCGCGGCGTCAGTCGTCGGGCATCACGTGCTCCTCCACGGGCCACGCGACCTTGCTGCCGAAGCGGGCCTCGATCAGTTCGCGGCAGCGCGCGAGCGGCGGCAGCTTGGAAGCGGACGCGCGTCCCATGCGGTCGACCTTGACGGCATAGTCGGAGTCGTCGGGCTTGACCTGCGTGTTGGCGACCTCGCCGTTGAGCAGCTTGTTGAGGCGCATGCCGAAGCTCACCGGGTCTGCGGGCCGGTACACGCGCTGCTCCTTGGCGAAGTCCAGGTAGTCCGACCTGAGGTGCTCCTTGATGACCACGACCGGCTCCATGTGCCAGCGACCGCGGGAGTTGGGTAGCATCCCGTCGATGAGCTTATTGTACCACCAGCGCTCGACGTCGTCCATAGTCAGGACCTTCTGCTCCACGAGGGCCTGAGTGGCGGGCACCTCGTCGCGCGGGGCCCAGCCCTCGATGTCGCGCAGCAGCAGGTCGTGCAGCATGCCCTCGATGCCGCCCTCGGCGTAGAGCTGGTGGTTCAGGGCCTTGAAGAAGGCCTTGTCCCCGCGCCGGCGGCTGTTGACCGCGAACACTGCGAAGCGGCGCTCCCCGTCGAGGCCGGCCGGGACGACCCAGTCACCGTTCGCTGCCATGATGATGTGCACGTGGTTCTTGCCCATGACGGCGTCGCGGCCCTTGCCTTCGTACGCGATTGTCGGCTCGGTCACCAGCTGCTTGAGCTTCGCCTCGCCCGCCTTGTCGCCGGCCCAGAAGGCCTCGTCGGCGAACAGGCAGATGCAGTTCTGCAGGTGCGAGTTGAAGCGGCCGACTAGGTGCTCCGGCGAGCTGATGTGCAGGCCGTGGGAGCCAGCGAGCGATGCGGCGGCGCGGCCCAGGGTGCCCTTGCCGGTCCCCTTCTCACCCTTGAAGCACAGGGCCACCTCGGCGGCGCGGCTCGGGTGCTGCACCATGTAGGCGAGCCAGTCGAGCACGTACTCATAGTGGGCGTCCACGCCGTCGACGAGCACCTCACGAATGAGCTCCTTGAGCAGGGACCAGTCACCCTTGTTGGGCTGCACGGCCCAGCCGCGCCACAGGTTGAGCCAGCCCTCGTGGTTGCGCTCGGGGTCGAAGATGACGCCCTTGTACTGCCGGCGGTGCGGGTTCCTGATCCAGTATGAGGAGCGCGTCACGAGCTTGTCGTGCACCTCGACGAGCTGGTTGCAGTAGAGGTTCTCGAAGTCCTCCTTGGTGCTGCGCTGGAAGAACGGGCGGCCTAGGACCGGGTCCATCTCCTCGGTGAAGATGCGGAACTTGCCGCCCTCCATCACCACGCAGTGCTGCTCATTCATCTCCTCCATGACGGCCTGCACGCCCTCTGCCTTCGGCTCGGCCCTGAGGACCGCGTCGTCCACGCCCTGGCCGTGTTCGGAGGGGTCCTCCCAGACGTCGAAGTCGTCCTCGGGGTCAGGGCGCGCCACCTCGCCGCCCGCCTCCTGCACGACCTTGTGCAGGAACTTGACGGTGACGGGGCGGCCTCCGCGGCCCGACGTCGCGTGGAGCGAGTCCCAGCGGCGGCCGATGATCCACGCGTCGTCCTGATACTTGGGGTCCTGCGTGGACCACTCGATGAACTCCTGCCGCCCCTCGCCGTTGGTGGCATGGTGGCAGGCCATCATCAGGTCACGCCACGTGTCGTGGTCCTGGAAGTCCTCGGCGTCCAACTGCTCGAGCGTCGCGGCGAGCATCTCGGGGGTGAGCTCGCCGAGGCCCGCCGCCTCGCCGTGCGCGCGGGTAGGCCGGCGGCAGAGGCGCAGGAGGACAGCCGGCATCTCGGGCATCTCGGACAGGGGCGGCGCGAGGTCGTCCCACTCGTAGTGCCTGCCGTTCGGGTGGACGGAGCCCGCTGCGACGACCTGGCGGCCGAGCGACTTGAACTCCACGCCCGCGTAGGCCTCGAGCGTATCGAGCAGGGACACGTCGGCCGGCTTGGTGAACCAGTAGTGATGCCCGCCGGAGCCGGTCACCGTATGGGGAGCAAGGCTCAGGTCCAGCCCCGCGTCGGCGACGAGCTCGGCCAGGGAGTCGCGGCCCTCGGGAAAGTTGCGGGGGTCGACGTCGAGCACCATCACGGAGGCCGGCAGGCGCACACCGACGTTGACGCCTTCCTTGTCCGCTATCTGCAACACGCCCTGCGAGTCGTACTCGCGGGCCTGCCATGCGCCGTCCCTCGGGGTCTTGCCGCGGTCGCGACCCTTGCTGTCCACTGCATTCCACACGTGCAGCGGGATGAGCTGTAGGCCTGCTTCAACATACGCGCGCATGTCCCCTGTGCGCACGCGCTTCATCTTTTTGTCGGTCGTCACGCAGTCACCTTCGCGTCGTCTTGCGGCCGGGCTCGGCCGGCTTCCTCGATCAGGGCGCGGGCTGCGTCCGCCTCGGTCACCTTCTCTGGCTCGTCGCTGACGCGGCGCAGCTCCTCCAGCTTGCCGCGGATGAGCTCGCGGTGCCGGTCGGAGAGTCGCAGCGACATCTGCTGGCTAAGTGCCATGGGCTACTCCTTCTGTTGTCGGTTGGGCCTGGGTGGGCCGGGACGATCATCATGCCCAGACGTAATGCAATGCGGAACCGTCGGTCGTCCTGTCTGGGCCTTCGGAGGCCTAGATGCCCTAGACCATCGTCCCCCGAACGTCGGTCCGCAGTGCGTGCCCCTGGCGTTACGATGACCATCCCTAAACCGCTCAACCAAGGAGAGCACGATGGACGTCAACGAGTACATGAAGCAGAGCCTGAGCCTGCTGGAACGCATCGCCGAGGGCATCGAGACCCTCAACGCCAACGGCGTGCACGTCACCAACTTCGTCTTGCCCGAGGGCACGGACCTGAAGGCCGTCGGCAGCGTGGTCCACGCCCAGCCTGCCGAGAACGCCGAGGCCGACAAGAAGGCGAAGGCCGAGGCCGACAAGAAGGCGAAGGCCGAGGCTGATGCCAAGGCAAAGAAGGCGGCCGACGAGAAGGCTGCCAAGGACAAGGCGGATGCCGACGCCAAGGCGAAGGCCGAGGCTGACGAGAAGGCCAAGCAGGACGCTGCCGCGGCCGACAAGCCGGCCGAGACCAAGGCCAAGAAGGTGACCGCCGACGACGCCCGCAAGGCGCTGAAGGCCTACGCCGCGATCGAGGGCAACGACGCCGCCATGGAACTGCTGACCAGCCTGGGTGCCGGCTCCGTCTCGGCCCTGGCCGAGCAGGGCGAAGACAAGCTGGCTGAGCTCGTGGCGAAGTGCGGGGGCTGATCGAGATGAGCGACCAACCCAACATGAAGATGCCCAAGGACTCCGCGCAGGTGGTGTTCTGGTTCAAGGGGCTGCCGCAGCCGACCGCCTTCTTGACGACCCGCGAGGAGGCCGATAAGGCTGTCGCGGACTTCAAGGCCGGGTCCGACGTGTCCTTCCTGTCGTACCCGGACGGCCGCGGCGTGCGCTCCGAGAGCCACTTCCTGCGCGCCGAGCTGCGCGGTGTGACCATCGAGTACCCGACGATCCAGCTCGTGGGAGGTGCCTGATATGCCTAGCGCCCACGCGGTACGGAACGCGTCGGGGGCGAAGCGCTGGATGAACTGCCCGGGCTCCATCAACATGGAGCGCGGGCGGCCGAACAACTCCTCCGACGCGGCCCGCCTTGGTACGGCGGCGCACGCGCTCGGCGAGGCCTGCCTGCTCGACGGCAGCGAGGCCTGGGAGTGGCTCGGCGGGTACGTCCGGCTCGACCCCAACGAGCAGGCCGAGGTCTACCGGCCCAAGCAGCCCTACATGGGCGAGGATGAGGGCGACAAGACCGTCCTGGTCCCCGTCCACGCGTCCGAGGACGGCCTGCCGCCCTCTGGTCATGAGGACTTCCCGATTGACGCTGACATGGCGGACGCTGTGCAGGTCTACCTGGACGCTGTGCGCGAGGAGCTGGCCCGCCTGGGCGAGCACGCCGAGCTGCAGGTCGAGAAGCGGTTTAACCTGTCGTGGCTCGTCGGCTACGACTACGACGAGGACGCTGAGGCCAAGGCGCTCGAAGCAGGGGACTTCTACGTCTCGCCATCGGGTATCCGCCGCGACGACTTCGGGGACCTGGTCCACGCCGACGGCAGGCCTTGCCACGGCCCGATGTTTGGCACGAACGACGCCTCGGTGGTCCTGCTGTTCGACCACGTCACCGTCTTCGACTACAAGCACGGCCAGGGCGTCGTTGTCGAGGTGGAGGATAACGAGCAGGAGCTGTACTACGCCCTCGGCTGCGCCAAGGAGCTGGACTGGGCCTTCGACACCCTGGACCTCGTCATCGTCCAGCCGCGGGCTCGCCATGCCGACGGCAAGGTCCGGCGCTGGTCCACGACCAAGGCCCACCTGCGGGAGTTCGAGGAGCGCCTGCGCGTCGCGGCCGAGGCCACCGAGGCGGTCGACGCCCCGCTCGCCGCCGGCGACTGGTGCAAGTTCTGCAAGGCCGCGGCGGTTTGTCCCCAGCTGCGGGAGGAGGCCTTCAACCAGGCCGGCCTTGACTTCGGGGACGGATTCGAGGAGCCGAGCGTGAGCCTGACAGGACCAGAGGACAGCGACGCCGACCTGGAGCTGCGTATGCGGGCCATCCCGCTGCTCGACAGCTTCATCAAGGCGACCCAGACGGAGGCGCTCCGGCGGCTCCGCGAGACCCCCGGCGGCGAGGCCTGCTATGGCAAGCTGGTCCGCAAGAAGGCCAACCGCGCCTTCCGCACCGACCTGACCGAGGTCGACCCGCAGACCGGCGAGGACGTGCCGGTGGTGGTCTTCGACAAGCTGGTCGAGGCGGGCATCCCGCGGGAGATGCTGTACGAGGAGCCGAAGCCGAAGAGCCCGTCCAAGGTGGAGGCGGTCCGCCCGCCCGAGCTGATGGCGAAGCTCAAGGCCGAGAAGGTGAAGGCCCCGGCGGCGCACATCAAGGCGCTGGTGGCGCAGTACACCTACAAGCCCGAGGGCGGCATCACCGTCGCGCCGCTGAGCGACCCCCGCGAGGCGGTCGACCCGAGCGCGGCGGCCGAGGCCGACTTCGACGCCGTCGACGGCGACGCATCCTACGAATAGGGGCGGCGTCGTGACCCGGGCGGGGGCATGATGAGTGCTCCCACCCTTTCTTTTAACAGGAGATTGATATGACCAACCCTACCGGTCCATTCTATGTCTCGGGCACGTACGTCCGCGGCCCGCGAGACCCCGGCAATGGTGAAGGCTACAAGGAGATAGCCTTCGAGCTGTTGACGGCAGAGAAGGCTCGCATGACAGCCGAGAACCTCAACAAGCTGATGGCTGAGAAGCCAATCGCTCAGGCCAGTGTCGGCGTTGGCGATGGCGGTGGGAGCCTCTTCGTACATGGCTCCTACGAGGCTGTTAAGCGGGTACAAGCTCTCATTCTTGAGAATGCGCAGCTACGTCGGGAGCGGCCGTTTAATGGGCTTTCGTCTGCCGAAGCCGAGCGGCTCGCCCTGCTGGCCGAGGAACTTGGCGAGGCGGTCCAGTCCGTCGGCAAGGTCTTACGGCATGGGTATGAGTCACATCACCCGTATGGCTACAAGCCGGGGTCTAACCGTGACCAGCTCGAGATGGAATTGGGCGACGTCAAGGCGGCCGTCGACATGATGTGCGAGGCTGAGGACCTGAGTGGGGTAGCTATGACGCTTCACTCCGAAGGCAAACGTGAACGCGTCAAACAGTACCTGCACCACCAACCCACCAACCAAGGAGAAAGTGAATGAACGAGAAGCCCATCGAGGAGCGGAGCCAGACCGAGGAACTCCGCCACGCCATGCAGGAGATGCTGGCAGAGGACAACCCGCAGGTGAAGAACCTGGCGACCGCCAGCAAGAAGCAGCTGGCCCGCGAGGTCGTGCGCCTGCGCGCCATGGTCAAGGTCATCCAGAACGCCACCCGCAACGTGCGCATCGACGGCCACCGGTTCGGCCACGCGGAGGCCTTCATGCTGATGACCTACAAGGAGGTCGACGGCGACGGTCAGCTGTTGGTGTGGAACTCCCGCGACGGCGTGACGCCCTTCGTCATCAACATCGGCTCGAAGAAGTACCAGCACGACATCCCGCGCCAGCAGGGCCCGTTCTTCGACCTGCCGCGCGAGCACGCCGTCACCCACGTGTGGGTCACCCGCACCGACGCCCAGGTGCTCGAAGCGTGGCACCGCACGATGGACAAGGCTGTCGAGATGGGCAAGATTGACCCTGACAAGGCGGCCTCCATGCGCGACAACCTCGAGGTCGCCGAGTCCTGGCACTACCGCATCGGCCTCCGCAACCTGGAGACCGGCCGCTTCACCGACGAGGAGGTCCTCGAGGCCTCCGCTGCAATCCCGCAACCCGAAGGAGAGACCCAATGACCGAGCAACGCATCCCTGCCACCGTGCTCCGCACCGTGCCCTACGACCAGATGGTCGCCAACCTCTTCAAGCACATGGGCAGCCGCGAGGCCTCCCTGCTGCATGCTGCCATCGGCATCTCCGGCGAGACCGCAGAGCTGCTCGTGGCCGACTCCATCGAGAACATCGTCGAGGAGCTCGGCGACATGGAGTTCTACATCGAGGCGGGCTACCAGGTGCTGGGCGGCCGCCGCTCGGCGCTCGCTGACGAGCTGGTGCTCGAGGCGTCGGACCCGGCGCAGCACCAGGTGCTCGGCACCGTCACCATCGCCATGTCCACGACGGCGGGCCGGCTGCTCGACCTCGCGAAGAAGGGCTGGGTGTACAACAAGCCCCTGGACGACAACGCCGAGCGCGCGATTCGCTACGAGCTCATGCGCCTCGAGTGCATGATGGAGCAGCTGCTCGACATGGTAGGCGTCCGCCGGCCCGACGTCCTGCGCACCAACCAGACGAAGCTCGGCAAGCGCTACCCGCAGGGCGTCTACACGGACCAGGCCGCCCAGGTCCGCGCAGACAAGGCTGACGGCGAGTGACCACGACGGTCGTCAACCGCCGCAGCGGGGCGCACTACGACCTTATGGTCGACAGGACGTCCTTCTGGGGCAACCCGTTCCACGTCGGGGTCGACGGCACGCGCCGCGAGGTCATCGCCAAGTACAGGGCGATGGTGCTGTCGCGCCCCGACATGCTCGCCAGGCTGCCGGAGCTACGCGGCAAGGTGCTGGGCTGCTGGTGCAAGCCGCGGCCGTGCCATGCCGACGTTCTGGCAGAGCTGGCGGATTCCGGGGAGTTCGGTGGCTCGCTCCCTGGGCCTGATCCGAGATAATTCAACTCTACCCGCTGCGGTCCTGGTCTTCCTCCTCGGAGTAAGCTGACCAGGGCCTTCCGGGGTGGACTCCATGTCGACATCGACTACATCGTTAAACCCGCTATAAGGAGTATCATCCATGGCAACCGACAAGAAAGACGTCCGCAAGGTCACGACCCCCCGCTTCCGCGCCAGCTTCGTCTGGGCGTTCAAGCCCCAGCCCCCGATGAAGGGCAGCACAGGCGAGCCGAAGTACGGCGTCACCATGCTGTTCGACGAGGCGGCCCGCAAGACGCCGCAGTACGAGGCGATGAAGAAGCTGGCGGTGCACGCCGCCCGCGAGAAGTTCGGCGACAAGCTGAAGCCGGACGGCAAGGGCTGGTTCATCGGTCTGCGCAACCCGTTCCGCGACGGCGCCGAGAAGTCCGAGCTGGAGGGCTACGAGGGCATGGTCTTCGCCAGCGCCACCAGCAAGATGCAGCCCGGCATCGTTGACCAGACGCTGAACCGCATCATCAGCGAGGACGACTACTACAGCGGCTGCTACTCCCGCGCCACCGTCACGGCCTACGGCTACGACAAGGCCGGGAACAAGGGCGTCGCGTTCGGCCTGCAGAACCTGCAGAAGCTGGGCGACGGCGACCGCTTCTCCGGCCGCACGGCCGCAGAGGACGACTTCGACTCCGTCGACGACTTCGTCGGCGAGGGCGAGGCCGGCAGCGACGCCAGCTTCCTCGACTGACCGTCGGGAGGCAGGTGAGGAGGGGAGCTTCGGCTCCCCTTCTTTTTGCCCATTCGATGGCGTCCCAGGGCGGAAGTCCGTGCCATGATCTACCCACACCGACCAACCAGGAGAACACCGCCATGGCAACATACTGGCTAAGCCCACCACCCAAGTCCTGCGACACCTGCCGCACACCCATCACAGACGTCTTCTACGACGCCGACACCGGCCGAGGCTGGGCGTGCATGTGCCCGTCCTGCCAAACCCTTGGGCCAGGGCTCAATCGCGTAGGCCCCGGCCGCGGTCAGAAGTACGAGAAGCAGGCCGATGGCAAGTGGCTCAAGACGGAGGGTTAGGCGTGACCCCGACGAGGGCCATGATGGCCCGCATCGAGGAGGCAGGCTACCAGTTCCTCGGCGGCGAGGGCGGCTGGGCGGCCTATGACCTAGACGACCGGTCCGAGGTACGAGGCTCCAGAGCCCGGGCACTCGGCGATTCAATATGGGCCACGGCAGATGCGCTGGGCCTCAAGCATGAAGGAGAATGACCGTGGAAGAGAACCGTAGGGAGAAGCTCATCTCCCGTCTCAAGAAGTGTCTGGCGCTGTCGGCCAGCCCGGAGCCGCACGAGGCTGCCGCAGCCCTCCGACAGGCGCAGAAGCTCATGCGTGAGCTGGACCTGACAGAGGCCGACCTGCTCGGCCTGGAGCTCGCCGACGCACTCGTCAAGACGCGCGAGGGCTTCGGCGCCTGCCGCACGATGAACTTCCTGACGTCCATCGTCATGGAGGCCTTTGGCGTCCAGTGCATCTACGAGCGCAACCCGGGCACCGCCAACCGGCTGAACGTCCGATACGTCGGCCCTCGCGACCGCGTCCTGCTCGCCGAGTATTCACACCGGGTCGTCTGGCGGGCCATGCAGGGCGCGTGGGACAACTTCCTGACGCAGCGTCCGTGGCTGAAGGGCGACGGTGGCAAGCGGCAGGCCTTCCACCTCGGCTGGCTGGTCGGCGTGCGTGAGAAAGTCGAGGCGATCGTGCCGCCCGAGGAGGAGACGGCCGCGGTCAACCGCTGGATTGCCCAGCGCTACGGCGAGCTGGTGCCCGGCAAGGCCGTCAAGCAGAAGCCCGTCAACGCCGCCGCGTTCAACGCGGGCGTGGAGGCCGCCGAGGACTTCTCCCTGCACACCCCGGTCGAGGAGCAGCGCCTCGCCATCACCAACCAAGGAGCATGACATGAGCATGGGCTCTCACAGCTGGCGCGGCAGCGAGGACGTCGAGGTCCTGTCGGGCCGCGCCACCTTCGTCGTCGGCGACCTCAAGGTCGAGATGGAGCTCCCGAGCTTCGCCGACTTCCACACAATCTGCAAGCTCCTGGAGGCCTCCGGTCGCGTCGGCGCCGCGCAGGCTAGGGCTAACGTAGGCGAGGCCGTCCGGCGCGCCCTGGAGGCCTCATGAGCTGGCTCAAGACCGTCCTGTGGGTGCTGCTGACCGGCGGCATCAAGTCCAAGCTGCTGCGCCTGCCGGAGCACCAGCCCTTCCGCGTCGTCCGGGCCGGCGGCAGGCTCCTCGTCGAGCCCATACCGACCCAGATGGACCCTGACCACCCCGTGAAATACGAGCGTGGCCAGCGGGTTGTTGTACAGCCCCACGCTGGCTTCCACCGCGGGGCACGCGGCGAGGTGCAGTACCATGCGCCGGACGGCAGGGTGTGGATCAGGCGCGATGGCGCCTCGTCCGACGTGTGGTACATGCCGCACGAGCTGGCAGCGGAGGAACAGGGATGATGGCGGTGCAGCGAATCTTCCTCGTCATCGGCGGGCCGCACGACGGCATGGCGTTCAGGCCGATCGACGGAGTCCCGCGCGAGGGCCAGGTGCTCGAGCTGGAGGGCCACGACTACGCCGTGACGAGGGTGCCGCGCACGAGGGACAACCTGATGGTGCCGCGGTGGGTGCTGCTGCACGGCTCGATGGCGGAGTGCGACGTCGTCTGGCAGGCCTTCATGGCGACGATGCGCGCCTGGGCGGCGGAGGTGCTGCGGTGAGCCGGTGCAAGGAGCACGGGGTAGCGCAGCCCTGCCCGCTGTGCGCCCAGGGAGCCTGGCCCCTCAGGGACCTCAACGCCGTGGCCGACTTCGCCGGCAACCCGGTCGACCGCCCGGACGGCCTCGTGCCGGGCAGGCGCTACGTCCGGCTGTCCGAGGTCGTCCGGTCCATAGGCCGCCGCTGGACGGAGCTGGAGCGGGTGAAGCTGACCGCGCTGGCCCCGATCTACGCCACGAAGAACGCGCTGGTGCGCGAGGCCCGCATAGGCGCGATCGACGTCGGCCGGCTCGAGAAGGCCGCGCGCCAGGTCGCCAAGGGCCTGGAGTCCGACCCGGACCCCGTCGTGGAGCACTACATGCGCGCCATCATCGACGAGGAGTCCCCGTGGTGAGACGGCGGCGGACTTCGGGGACGACCCATGGCAAGATGGACGACCTGACATAGGAGAGCTCAACTTGACCATCACACAGACCTACCGTGACGGCGAGCTCGTGGAGACGGTGAACCACGGCGGAAGCGAGAGCCAGCTGATAGGCGGCTCCGCCTACGAGCGCAGCGAGCCCGCGGTCGCCATGTCCCCGGTGGCGCGAGCCGTCAAGGACATCGTCTACGAGAACCCGCCCAAGGCCACCATCGACTTCGAGACCCGTTCCGCATGCTCCATCAAGGACTGCGGGTCGTGGCGCTACTCGCTCGACCCCACCACCGAGGTCATGTGCCTCGCCTTCCGACTGCCTCACTGGGAGGAGGGCCGTACGGCCCTCTGGCACCCGGCCTTCCCGCACCTCGGCGTCGCCGAGGCGGACTGCCCCGAGCTGGACGAGCTCTTCGCGTGGATCGCGGAGGGCCGGCTCGTCGAGGCCCACAACGCCTGGTTCGAGCGCGGCATCTGGACCAACATCTGCGTGCCCCGCATGGGCTGGCCCGCGGTCGGCCACGAGCAGTGGCGGTGCTCCGCGGCCAAGGCGGCGGCGTACTCCCTGCCGCGATCGCTGGACGGCTGCACGGCGGCCCTGCGCCTCCGCGTCAAGAAGGACATGGAGGGCTCCAAGGTCATGAAGAAGATGGCCAAGCCCCGCAAGCCGCGCGTGGCGGAGGTCAAGCAGTGGGTCCAGGCGCACTCCGGCGTCGGGGTGCCGGTCAAGCAGCTGACAGTGCAGACCGTGGCCACCGACTCTGGCTGGGCCGCCCGCGTCACGTGGGACGGCGGCGAGCGCGAGTTCACCCTGCCACTCTACTGGCACGAGTCGGCCGAGATGATCGAGCGCCTGTGTGCCTACTGCCGCGTGGACGTGCTCGCAGAGGAGGCAGTGTCCCACCGCCTGCGCGACCTCTCCCACAAGGAGACCCGGATGTACCTGATGGACCAGGCCATCAACGAGCGCGGGTTCCAGCTCGACCGCGAGGGCATCGAGGCAGCCCTCGAGGTGGTGGAGGGCATATTCTCCGAGCTGAACGCCGAGCTGGTCGCGCTGACCGACGGGCAGGTGCAGAAGGCGACGCAGCGGGCGCGCATGATCCAGTGGTTCAACGAGATGGGCCTGCCGCTCGAGGACACGCAGGGCAGCACCATAGACGGCTGGCTGAAGCGCGAGGACCTCGAGGCCGACGTCAGGCGCGGCCTGGAGCTCGTCCGGGCTCTCGGCAGGTCGAGCACTGCCAAGTTCGTTGCGGCGCAGAACTGGGCCGCCCCGGGCACCTGGAGGGTGCACGGCGGGCTGCTCTACCACGGCGCGGGCACGGGCCGGTGGTCCGGCTCGGGCGTGCAGCCGCACAACTTCCCCCGCGGCAGCATCAAGGACATGGACTTCGCGTGGGAGGTCATCAAGACCCGCGACGTCGCCTTCATGGAGATGATGTACGGGGACGTCATGACGCTCCTGTCGCACGCGCTGCGCGGGATGATAGTGCCGACGCCCGGCCGGAGGCTGATGGTGGCGGACTACGCGGCCATCGAGGCCCGCGTGGTGCTGTGGCTCGCCGAGGACGACGAGGCGCTCGACGTGTTCCGCCGCCGCGAGTGCATCTACATGGCGATGGCGACCGAGATATACGGGCGGCCCATCACCGACAAGGTGAAGCAGGCCGACGAGCGCCAGATGGGCAAGCAGGCCGTCCTCGGGCTGGGCTACCAGATGGGGGCCAAGAAGTTCCAGGCGACCCTCGCCGAGAAGTGGGGCATCTTCATCGAGCTCGACTTCGCCCAGCAGATCGTCGACACGTACCGCGCCAAGTTCTGGCGGGTCAAGAAGATGTGGTGGGACCAGGAGGCGGCAGCCATCGCCGCGGTCAAGAACCCCGGCCGGACCTTCCGCTGCGGCAGGGTGTACTGGAGGTCCTTCGACGGCTTCCTGCACTGCAAGCTGCCGAGCGGCCGGCTGCTGGGCTACGGCGACCCGCAGGTGCTCAAGAAGAAGACCCCGTGGGGCGAGGAGCGCGACTGCCTCACCTACATGGGCGTCGACCCGTACACCAAGAAGTGGCGTCGTCAGGACACCTACGGCGGCATGCTCGTCGAGAACATCACCCAGGCCACGGCCCGGGACCTGATGGCGGACGCGATGCTCCGCTGCCACGACGAGGGCGTCTACGACGTCATCCTGTCGGTGCACGACGAGCTCATCGCCGAGTGCGACGAGGACAAGGGCAGCGTGGAGGACTTCGAGGCGACCATGGCGCACGTGCCCGACTGGGCAGAGGGCTGCCCCGTCGCCGCCGAGGGCTGGTCCGGCTACCGCTACAAGAAGTAGGAGAGAAGAGATGCAAGAGAAGAAGGACGCGGGCCGCTGCCCGCACCACGGACGCCCATGGGAGGGCGGTCGAGAGTACGCCTGCGGGTGCGCGATAGACAAGTGGACGCTGGCCAAGCTCCGCGAGGGGTCGAAGTCGGCCACGGTGCGTCCGCACCCGGGCTACACGGTGGAGGGCGAGGACGATGGATACCACGACTGAGTTCCCGTTCCGCCTCAAGAACTTCCGCCACCAGCAGGATGAGTGGGACCGTCACCGCGACGACGACGCCCGCGCCCTGCTGTGGCAGATGCGGACCGGCAAGACCAAGGCGACGCTCGACCTTGCCTGCTACCGCAGGCAGAAGGGCGACATCCAGGCCGTGCTGGTCATTGCCCCGAACGGCGTCCACGTCAACTGGATTCGCCGGCAGCTGCCGCAGCACATGTGGGAGACCGTCCCGTACGTCGCGCACGCCTGGCAGGCGAGCGAGGCCCACAAGCCCGAGCACGCCGCGTCGCTCGAGCGGGTCCTGTCGTGCCGCGGCGAGGCGCTGGCCGTGCTCGCCGTCAACTCGGAGTCCATCATCCACGACAAGCCGGCGAAGATCATTGCCCGCTTCCTGCGACGCCACCAGGGCAAGTGCATGCTGGTCGTCGACGAGTCGCACGACTTCCGCTCGCCGGGCTCCAAGCGCACCAAGCGGGCGCGGTCCCTCAAGAAATACTGCAAGGTCCGCCGCATCCTGACGGGGACGGCGGTGTCCAACAGCCCGCTGGCGGCGTACAGCCAGTTCGAGCTGCTCGAGAACCACGCGCTGGGCTTCGAGAACTTCGCCGACTTCGAGGGCCACTACGCCTACTACGTACAGGAGCGCACGAAGGGCGGGCGGTCCTACGAGCAGCTGGACCACTACCGGAACCTCGACGACCTGCAGGGCCGCATGGCCAGGTGGGCCTCCGTGGTCCTCCGGGAGGACGTCGACGACATGCCCGACCTGGTCATGGACGAGCGCACCGTGGTGCTGCCGGAGGCGCAGATGAAGGCCTACCGCACGCTGCTCAAGGAGATGATCCTGGAGCTCGAGGACGGCGGCGAGGTCGAGGCCATCGACGGCGGCGCGCGCCTCGTGAAGCTGCAGCAGATGCTCGGCGGCTTCGTCGTCGACGTGGACGGGCAGGTCAGGGAGCTCGTGTCGGACGACGAGAACCCCAGGCTGCAGGCCATGCTGGACGAGGTGCGCAGCTCCGACGGCAAGGCCATCGTCTGGTGCAAGTACCGCGAGGACATCCGCCGGGTCGTGCGCGCCCTGGCGGCCGATGGCATCCGCTGCGTGGAGTACCACGGGGCGGTCCACTCGCAGGCCAAGCGCCAGCAGGCCATCGACGACTTCAACAACGACCCCTCGGTGCGCGTCTTCGTCGGCCAGCCGAAGGCCGGCGGTCAGGGGCTCGACCTGTCGGCGGCGGACCTTATCCTGTGGTACTCGCACACGTTCGACCTTATCGAGCGGGACCAGGCGAACGAGCGCGCCACCCAGATCGGCGGCAAGACCGTCACCATCAAGGACTTCGTCACCCCGGGCACAGTGGACGAGTACATCCTCGCCAACCTCGGGGAGAAGCGCTCGGTGTCGGAGTCGCTCGCCGGGCGGGGCCTGCGCGACCGTCTGCTGGCCCTGTTCAGGTCGCAGCTGTGATAGCCCCGACCGGACGCGCGAACGACGGCTCCACGATCTACGCCCCGGCGGTACACTACACCCACTGACGCACGCCGGGCATGCCGCCCGATCGGGCGGCGACAGTCCCTAAACCCAGACTCTACGAAGGAGAGCACCATGACCGAAGACGTGAAGACCAACGAAGCCGAGCAGCCCAAGGAGAAGACCCCGGGCGTGGGCGACGTGGCCAAGGACCTGATCCGCGGCGGCAAGACCAACGAGGAGGTCCTGGCGGCCATCAAGGAACAGTTCCCGGACGCCAAGACCTCGATGGCCAGCATCAACTGGTACCGCAACATGCTGCGCGGCGACGGTGAGAACGTGCCGACCGCCCGCGAGCTGAAGGCGGATGCCAAGGCCGAGCAGAAGGCCGCCAAGGAAGCTGCCAAGGCCGAAGCCAAGGCGAAGAAGGACGCCGAGAAGGCCGAAGCCAAGGCGAAGAAGGACGCCGAGAAGGCCGAGAAGAAGGCGGCCGCTGACAAGGCGAAGGCTGACGCCAAGGCCCAGAAGGAAGCCGAGAAGAAGGCCGAGAAGAAGGCGGCCGCTGACAAGGCGAAGGCTGACGCCAAGGCCCAGAAGGAAGCCGAGAAGAAGGCCGCCGCCGACAAGGCAGGCGAGACCGGCGGCGAGGGCAAGGGCCAGGACTTCCTCGAGTAACCCGAGGGAAGACGATGGTTCACAGGGCGATGCCCTGGGCCTAAGATAGGGGAACATGCTGCAGAGCACGTCCCCTTTCTTCATTCAGGAGCCGATAGACCATGATCCGATTCGCCCGCATCTACTTTGTACGGGGAGACATGCCGAGCCACACCCGCACACGCTACGAGGTCAAGGACCCGCCCTGCTCGGGCTACGGGCACGTGGCCATCATCCCGGGGGACAAGCGATCGACCCTGCTCAGCCCGTTCTCGCTGCAGGCTTGGCAGGTCAGCAACTCCTGCGACGAGCTGCGCGGCGCCGTAGACGTCGAGTGCCCTCCCGAGAAGCTGGCCTCGTTCATCTACAAGGCGTGGGAGGAGTGCGTCAAGCTTGGCTTCCAGCGCGACTTCGGTGTCGCCGCAATGGTGCTCACCGAGCTCGGCCAGCCCGTGCCAAAGTACCTGCCTCCGCCAGTGGACGAGTCCAAGCGAGAGGAGTCCAAGCGCGGCGGCAAGCCGGTCAACGAGGAGGCCCTGCGCCCGTGCAAGCCTACCAGCAAGCGCGGCGAAGTGGCGGCCTTCTTCATGCAGGACGAGCCGCAGTCGCTGCACGAGGCGATGGCACGGCTCGGCCTAACCCGCTCGGGCGTGCTGTCCCACCTGTTCACGCTGAACAAAGACCACGGCGTCGGCTACGAGCTGGTGAGCGACTGCGCCCGGCTTGTCGTGCCGGAGGGCTTCGACCTGTTCGCATGGGTGGAGCCCGAGAAGCCGGCGCGGGCCGAGAAGCCGACCCGCACCAACGAGGACGGCACGCCCTATGAGCCGAAGAAGCGGACCAGCGGCAAGCCGGTCGTGCCGGAGGCCCTCAAGCCGATCCCCGAGCCAGGCAAGCGCGCCACGGTCGCCCGCTTCTTCGTGTCTGGCTTCCACGACCTCGCCGAGGTGTGCGCCAAGCTCGACCTGGACCGCTCCGCCGTACTGTCTCACCTGTTCACCATCAACAAGGAGAACGGGCTGGGCTATGAGCTGAGCGAGGACGGCAAGTGCGCCAGGCTGATCGTGCCGGAGGGCCACGTCGTCTTCGGGCCCAAGGTGCCGCGGACCAAGAAGGGTGAGTGATGGCTCGCCTATCGGAGGCCGAGGTCGCGGGCCGAGTGCTCGAGGCTGCCGGCATAGACTTCACGGTCGACAAGCGTGGGAAGCACTACAAGGTTCGCTGGGAGATTGGTGGGCGGAAGTTCTCCTACTCTTGTGCCAAGAGCCCGGGCGACTGGAGGGCAAGCGAGAACTGCCGCTGCGCCGTCCGACGCCTGCTGCGCGCTGCGGGGGTGGAGGCGTAGCTCAACCCAATATCACCCCATAAATTGGTTGCACCGTGGCCGAGCTCGTGTCACGATATACCTTCCTTAACCAACTGGAGCACCTGGAATGACTGAAGAACTTAACCAACAACCCCGTGAAGCCTTCGCGGCCGCCATCGCAGCACGAATGCTCGTCAAAGTGGCGGAATTCAACCGGGAGGTGGTAGCCCTGCCGATCCCTGAGACCCCGCAGGTGCTCGGCGAGCAGCGCCGCACCTGGGCAAATGCCGCCCTGCAGGAGGAGCTCAAGGAGTTCAACGACGCAGCCGACGCGGGCGACGTGCTCGAGGCGGCGGATGCCCTCATCGACCTCGTCTACTTCGCGCTCGGCCGCCTCGTCGAGATGGGCGTGCCCGCCACCGCCGTCATGGACGAGGTGCAGCGCGCCAACATGGACAAGGAGCGCGGCGAGCTCTCGAAGCGCCCCGGCTCCATGGGCCACGATGCCATCAAGCCCACTGGTTGGCAGGCCCCGGACCACGCGTGGCTGCTCGGCTTCACCCTCGCCGACCTCCGCGAGCTGCGCCAACTCCGCGCCGAGGCGGCCGAGCGCGAGGCCCTCAGCCCGGTGTGGCTCCGCCTGCAGGCCCTACGCGAGGCCAAGGGCAAGGACTACAACGACGTCCCGGGCGGGCGTGACGCGTACTTCCCGTTCGGGCACTTCTCCTACGCCCACATGGTCAACACCAAGAACCTGCGCCTGCAGTCCCTGCTCGCCGCCATGTCCAAGGGCCGCCCGGTGAACTTCGAGGGCATCCTGGACACGGTCGAGGACCTCGTGAACTACGCCACCTACTACGCCGAAGCCATGCGCGACGGCCGCCTGCAGCAGGACTCCCTTGCGATCGCCGGGGGTGAGGCATGATCCCGTTCTTCGACGCCTACGGGGCCATCGTGGCCTGGGTCTTCAGCGGCGAGACCGAGCTCAACGAGCGCACCGGCGTGCGGGTCAAGGTGGGCCGCGGCGGCACGGCCTTCCGCGTGGACCTCCGCGACGGCCTGCTGCCCACGGTCGGCTTCCGCAAGACCTTCCCGAAGTCGGCGGCCGCCGAGGTCGCCTGGTACCTGCGCGGCGAGCAGGACGCCACCTTCATCCGCAAGTACGCACCGCTGTGGGACAAGTTCGTCGAGCCCCTCGGCGGCGACGAGGTTAGCCTGCACCGCATCGGCGAGCTGCAGTCTGAGAAGGTACAGGTCAACCCGACCTTCGAGGGCGTCAAGGCCGCCTACGGCTACCGCTGGCGCAGTCACTTCGGCCGCGACCAGATCAGGCTCGCTGTCGAGGCGCTCAAGCGTGACCCGAGCGACCGCCGCTGCTACGTCTCCGCCTGGGACCCTGCGGAAGACGGGCTCGGCGCGCTCGGCCAGCGGAACGTCCCGTGCCCCGCGGCCTTCACCTTCAGCGTGCTCGGCGGCGAGCTGCACTCGTCCATCATCCTGCGCAGCTCGGACGTGTTCGTCGGCCTGCCGTACGACGTCATGGGGCATGCCCTGCTGATGGACGCGGTGGCCCACGAGCTCCGCCTCCGCCCCGGTGTCATGCACGTCACCCTGGCCCATGCCCACCTGTACGAGTCACACTGGGAGCTGACGGCCGAGATGATGAAGCAGGAGCCCGTTGTGCCGCCGATGCCGTTGCCCGGCTGGACCCTGTCGCAGATCGAGCGCGACCCCGACGACTACGTCGTCCGCTACGCTGAGGAGGCCAAGCAGATGACGTGGCCCTCCTACAACCCCCGCCCCGAGGTCGTGGAGTGATGAACGAGCAGCCCATCAAGCGGACGCAGGAGGAGTGGGACTCCTTCTTCCTGCGGTTCGCCCGCGACGTCGCCGGCATGTCCAAGGACCCTGACCGCCAGGTCGGCGCCGTGGTCGTGACGCCAGACCGGCGGCAGCTGTCCCTCGGCTACAACGGCTTCCCGCCGGAGGTCGAGGACCTGCCGTCGCTCCTGGCCGACCGCGACTTCAAGCTGGCGAACATGGTGCACGCCGAGGTCAACTGCCTCAGGCAGGCGCCATTCCCGCTGGAGGGCTGCACGCTGTATGTCACCCGCTTCCCCTGCGACCGCTGCGCCGAGCGCATCGTGGCCTCCGGCGTCCGCCGCGTGGTCGCGCCTGCGCCCGACTTCGGCCACGCGCGGTGGGGCTCATCCTGGCTGCAGGCCGCTGGCTCTATGGAGTCGGCCGGCCTGGCCATCACGCTGTACAAAGGAGAATGACATGAGACTGCTGCTAGCTAGCTCGGCTGATGGGTACCTCGCCCGCGGCCCCGAGGATGACATGAAGTGGACCGGCCCCATTGACAAGGCGGTCTTCCGCCTGCTGACCCTCTCGAATGCCGACGACGTGCTGCTCGCCGGCTCCCGCACGTTCGACCAGATGCCGAAGCTGCCGGGTCGGCGAATGGAGCGCCTGTCCCGTGGGCCGAACGGCCTCGACCTGGCGGAGGCCGCCTCGCGGTGGCCCTCGGCCTGGCTGATCGGCGGCCCCGAGGTCTCGGTCGCCGCCCTGCGCCTGGGACTCGTCACCCGCGCGTTCGTCTGCGTCTCGCAGACTGAACTGCGCGAGGGCATCCACGCAATGGAGCTCTCGACCCTGCTGCCACACGACGGGCCGGAGTTCACCATCAAGGTCGGCGACGTCAAGGTCATGGTCTTCACGGAGGCGCAGAAGTGGCCCGCGAGGTGAGACTGTGGGAGTGGCTGCGCGACGGGCTGCGCGGCACCGACGGGCTGCACATGCGCCGCGTCGAGAACCTGGTCAGCGAGGGCGACCCGGACGTCGACGGCTGCTGGCACGGTCGCTACTTCGAGCTCGAGCTGAAGGGCTGCGACAGGCCGGCCCGGGACGGCTCGCTTGACTTTGACGTCAGGCAATCGCAGGTGGTGTGGCACAGGCGCCGCTGGCGGTGCGGCGGCAATGTGTGGCTCTATGTCCGCGTGGGCAAGGGCCGCGACGTCCGCCGCTACCTGGTGCCGGGTAGCCTTACCGGTCAGGTGAAGGCTGGCGTGACGGAGGCGGAGCTCGCCGCGCTGTCCGTCCTGCCGCCTGGCCACTCTGCTGCGGAATTGCTGGCGCAAGCTGTAGATACTTCCAAGCATAGATAACCAAAAGCTATAAGGGCCCTTGGGGCCCTTTTCTTTTATATGCTCAAAAAAAAAGTTGCTCGAGGGGGCTCCCAGCGGCCGAGATACCCCCTATAATCATCCCATACCAACGAACAACGGAGCAACGACATGGCCACCATCGCAGATACCATCCGCGCCTCCCTCGCTGAGGGCAAGACCAACGAGCAGGTCCTCGCCGACGTCAAGGCAGCCCACCCGACCGCCAACACCTCCGCCGCCTGCGTGTCCTACTACCGCAGCAAGATGAAGAAGGCGGGCACGGCCCCGGCGAAGCCCGAACCGAAGGCCATCGCCAAGGCGGTCGCCGCGGTGAGTGGCAACCCATCCTACACCGTCAAGGGCGTCAAGTCCTTCATCGGAAACGAGGGCCACGGCTTCAACGCCACCCTCTACCGCGACGGCAAGGCGGTTGCCTTCGTCTACGATGATGCGTCGGGCGGTCCGGTGGCCTTCGAGTGGAAGGACCGCGACGGTGGCCTCGTGGAGGTCGAGACGCGCACCCATGACGGCCGCCCTTGGACGGTCAAGATGACCCACGAGGAGCGCGCCTACCATACCTTCGTGTCCGCCATGCCCAAGCAGAGCTTCGAGGGTATGGAGCTTGACGTCACGATGGACATCCATGTCTCCGACCTCGTGAACGACGCGCTGCTCCTTAAGGACGTTGCGCGCATGACCAAGGGCAAGGTGGCCTTCATCAAGGCCGACGGCAAGCTCTACACCGCCAAGTGCGAGCCGACCGAGAAGAACATCGCTGCCATCAAGGCCAAGCACGTTGGCTGCGTCGTGTTGAACGGCATGGGCGACCTCGCCGTGCTCGCCGCCATGCGCGCCCTCGCATAAACGCCATCGATTGAAAAAATAATGGAAAATTGGGGCCCGAGGGGGCTCCCAATCCCCACGAACAGTGCATAATGGAACCCATCGACGACACGCAGTGCGCTCGATACCCGACCCGAACAACCTCTCTAGGAGAACCAACATGACCAAGCTGACCGAGCAGTCCAACATCGCCGACATCGCCGCCGTTTACAACGAGCTCAAGGGCACCAACACCGACGTCAAGACCCTCGCCAAACGAGGCAAGGCCAAGCTGCTGGCCCAAATCGACGCCCTCCTCGAGGCGCAAGCCGAGAAGAAGGCCGAGGAGCAGTCCGCCGCCCGAGCCGACGAGCCCAAGGCCGAAGAGCCCACGAAGACCGACGGCGTGAACCACCTCGTCCAGCAGATGCTGCAGGCCGCCGACAAGAAGGAGGAGCCCGCTAAGCCACGCGCCAAGCGCGAGCCGAAGACCCCGAAGGAGAAGAAGGAGAAGGGCCCCGTCATCCGCGTCGTCGCCGAGCAGCTGCTGCTCGAGGTGGTGACCCACGACGAGGACAAGCGCCCCTACGGGCACTCCTACGAGGAGATTCTGAACCGCATCCGCGCGCAGTTCGAGGGTGCGAAGACGACCGTGGCGTGCCTCCGCTGGTACGCCGTCCACATGCGTGAGCGCGGCGAGAAGGTGCCGAACCGCCCGCGCGCCACCCCGACCGCAACCACCAAGAAGGAGGCCTGACCGCCATGCCCGTGATGAAGACATACATCGCGGGCGCCCCGTACCACGAGGGCGCCCGTGACGCCATAGCCAAGCTCCGCCGCGCCGACGAGCTCGTGCTCGTCCGCGAGCCATCCAACCCCCACGACCGCAACGCCGTGGCCGTGCACGCTGCCGACGGCACCAAGTTGGGCTACGTGCCGCGCGTGGACGCGGGCGCCATCGCCAAGGTGCTCGACCGCGAGCTCGCGTGCTCCTGCCGCTTCGGCGGCGGCGCCTCTACCACCAGCATCGAGATAACTTGGGAGACCTGATATGGAAGACGACCGCGAAGAACAAGAGGGCCTGACGGCGGACGAGCTCATCGCCGTGCTGACGGGCAAGTGCGTGCACGAGGTCCAGCTCGGGCGCATCATGGGACTGCTCGACCTCGCCGCCGCCAACGCGGGCGGCAAGCTGCAGCTCAAGCTCGACGGGCTCAAGGCGCTCGACGGCAAGGGCGTCGGCATCGCCATCGACGAGGCGGCGGGCACGGCCACGGTGGAGCTACTCGACGTCCCTCGGGCGGAGGGCGAGCCGAAGATCGAACCGACGCACCCCGCGTCGACCACGCGCCACTGAGCGCAGACCTAGGAGGATGGAGTGATGACGTACGAGACCCGCGAGCCCGGCCGCATCGGCGCGCTCGGCTACGCCCTGATGTTCGCCGCGGCCGTCGGGCTAGCGGCGCTGGTGCTGCACCAGTTCGCCGCCCTGCTCGACAGGCCCGAGGTCCGGGTCTCCTACGCGACCGGCAAGTGCGTGGAGGTGGTGGACCACAAGGCCCTCGCCGAGGGCCGCGAGTCCGAGTGGTCCTGCGACCGGCTGCCGGAGTCCTACGAGCGCGTCTGGGTGTACTGACGGCTCGCCCGGGTCTGCCCGCGCGCCATGATGCCTCCTCGGGGATGGTCCCCGTGGAGGCATCATACCATGTGCGATCAGGAAGGTGAAGACGACGGGCTCGGCTGCGTGCGGGGTCTCATGTGGGCCGTTCCGCTGGGCGTCTTGCTGTGGGCCGCGGTGGTCGGCTCGATAGTGCTCGTCCGCGGCTGCCACGAGCGCGCCACGGTCGAATCCGGGCGCAGTCAGGCCGTCGAGGTGCCTGTGACCCAGGCACTGAGCCGGGCTACTGTCGCCGAGAGCTCGGAAGTCCGTCAGGACTGAGAAAAAGACACCGCCGGAGGGCGGTGTTGAAAGGCTCGGGCGGCGTGAAGGAGAGGAACCCGCCGACCGAGGCCGCGGGGCCCGTCACTTGCCGATGAAGTCCTTGATGCCGACCCACGCGGCGGCCACGAGGCCGCTGACCAGGATGCCCATGAGAGTCATGAGGCCCTTGGACTTGATGGAGTCGGTGGTGGTGCGCCACTCGCGCAGGTGCTGGAAGTCCTTCTGCACCTCGATGGGGTCGTCCACCTTGACGCCGAGCATGAGGAAGGTCTCGCGGACCGCCTCGCGGATCAGCGCGCGAGCCTCGTCCGGCGTCAGGTTCTGGAGCTGCTGCTCAGGCCCAGGTCGGTTGTTGTCTGTCATAACTTCGTCCCCTCCCGGGCAGAATGGTAGCTCGGGGCAGTCGCCGCAGCGGCGTCCGAGGACGGCCTCCGCGACGGCAGCCCGCACTGGGTTGCATTGCTTTCTCCGATCATCGCTCACTTCCCACCCTTCCCGTCGTCGACCTGCGCCGGCGCGGGCTGCTGCCTCGTCCGGCGGTAGAAGTCGAGCTGGTAGCTCGCCTCCTTGGCCCAGCGGGCCATCTCGGCGAGGTTGCGGGACAGCGCCTCGTAGCCGCGCGCCGTCAGGGCGAACGCCGACTCGCCGCCCACCTCGACGACCTGCCAGCGGACCGTCTCGAGCTTTACTGGCTCAGGGGCGGGCAGCACCGGCAGCGGCGGCTGCTTGGCCTCCGTCGGCGGCTGCGGCTTGGGTGGGTTGGTCGAGCTGGCGGGGG